TCAACTCACTTTGGAAAAGTCGGGGGTCCATGCCTGCTTGGCCGGCGCGGACGGTGATGGTTCTGCTGAAGGCGCACCAAGCTGTTGGCGGGCGTACTGCCGACCTACTAGCGGGCGCCTGCCGCGGCTTTCGATGTAGTGCCAGCCGTGGCTAATGAGCCAACGGCGTTGCCATGCTCGTGCCTGGTAGCCGGTGATCATCACCAACTCTTCATCGGAAAGAATTTCGCTTTCCATTGGCAAATCTCCTCCCTCCCGCATTTCGGGTGGCAAGTTGTAGGTAGGGTTTGTATGGGGGTTGATTGGAGCCAGAAACCGACGATTGCTTACTCGAATAGGTCTAGCTGCACTTCAAATTCGGCCGCAGAGCGGCCGAGGTCTTGTTTCATCGGACGCCTTGCGCGCTATGCTCTCGCCTCGAATACAGAGTTCGTGAGGACATAAATATTGGACAAGGTTGTGACGGCTGGCTGCGGGCTGCTACTGGCGCAAGGAATACTGATCGGCCTAGGGCTCGGTGTTGATGAGGGCGTCGCGCGAGCCGTAAAGTCGGGGCTGGAGATGACAGGATATCTCGGCGGAGCGGTTACGGCAGTTATCGCCTGGCGGGCATTGACCGGCTGGCGAGAGCAAGTACGGCACACCGCCAGATACCAGGCCATGGTCCAACTGCGGGGCGCATTAGAAGGGCTTCGAGTTTTTCCAGAACACCTGAGCATCGCTAGGAGATGCCTACTGGCGAAGCTTCGTTCTGGAGGAGATAAGAATCAGATATTAGAGGATATGAAGGTAGAGAGTGACGCAACCTGGCGGCGTGCCATGGAGCGATACAGCGTCGCATGGCATGGCAGCAAACACTTCATTGCGAAGGCTGAAGACTTCCCAGGGGCAGCGGGTACCCTATACGATCAGTTTATCAGCATGGATTTCGAGCACGTCGCGATGTACTCCAACAGCCTCAGTGAGCTGGATCACCTCCCTTTCGCGATAGAGAGCCGGCAAAAAATCAAAGAAACGCGGGCGTACTTGGAAGATCTTGGCAAGCAGATCGACGAGCTCTTGGCCGAAGTTGTTTGACCGAGCAACGTCCCGCCTTTTCTCGGAACTGCTGCTTGGGTTGTCTGCTAGTTCGGGCAGACAGCTTATGACTAGGCTTTCTTGCTAGATCAGCTCATCCAGCGTTGACCGGGGGCACAGCGTCCAAGGAACCTGGATCTTGTGCTCTGGTTCCTTGCAGTGCCAGGCTTGCTGGTAGAAGCAGCCATCTACCAGCTCGACCCCTTCAATGACGAAGGCCAGTGTGGCCATTCCGTCCAGGTTCACTTCATAGAGCCGTGGCAGCTCATCACGAAAGTGCGGCATCGCCTTGAAAAGGTATGCGGTTAGCGTCGGGCGACCGAGCGGCGTTAACTGGTCGACACGGATCTGCACGTCGCCATAGACACGCGGATACGCGTCCCGATCTCGTTGCGACCGTTTCACCCCGAGCTCATACAGTGGCAGGATTTGGAAGAACATGGCTTAAAGAGTACTGGCTGGATGTACAGTATTCTGCCAATCAGGTCACCCCGCGTCGAGCGCCAGGTGTCGGTGGCCACAAACCGCCGACTTGCTACGCCGCTACCGCCTGCTGCGTTAGCGATGGATCGTTAGCATTCGCAATCGCAGCCCAGGGGTAGCGTTCTCATATTACTAATATCACCAGATCTTCTGTGTAAAATTATGGGAAGTGGAAAAGGGAGCAGGAAGCCAGATGGCCATAGAAAACTCGATCGTGACGATTCATCGAATACCAGAGATAACAATCAGCTCTGGAATGGATTGGATTAGTGTTGCCAGCTTCCTAATTACGGCCGTGATTGTCGTCGTCAGTGCTCGGGCAACGATCAAGGGGCATGAGAAGACCGTCTCCAGTCAGCAGGAGACGGCATTCAAACATTTTTTGAAGAGTAGCAGGCAAGGCTGGATAAACGAGTTAAGAGACACATGCTCTTGCTTCATTGCGGCTGCCCTAAATGTACAGAGATTGAATAATGTCCGCGAAGGGCAGTCGACTCACTTGACGAAACTATTTTCCATAGACCCAGCAGAACATGCAAAAGCTATATCGAGCTGGACGGGCGATCACGTTGCAGCGATTGCAGAACTCAACCGGTTAAAGGCAAAAATACAGTTGCTGTTAAACCCTCAAGAATTGGATGCAGAAAATCTCATGGTAGCCGTCAATTATGTGTCCGACGTATGCGACCAGGTTGGCGCCTCGGCTAGGATACCTTGTGATGATGTAATTCGACTTTGCCAGGTCATTCTCAAGATTGAATGGGATAGAGCTAAGTCTGGTGAGTAGGCGTTTTTATTGGCACGGTATTGAGCATAGTAAGTTGGGATGCTAAATCGACGCTTTTAATGGGAGCCTATAAATGGAAAGTTGGGTGCCGCTAATTGTTGCGTTCGTTGGTGTGGTTTTTGGATCATATTTCGCTTTCAGCCGAACGAAGCATGAGAAGCTCTGGATTGATCGGTATAACCGAATTTGTTCAGCGCTGGAAAAAGCAAATCTGTTGCATCGTTATTTCACAGCTCGCTCGAATGGGGAAGCCCAAATGACTGGACTTACAGCATACGAGTATGAGCAGCTAGATAGCAGCTGGCCGGCTGCTCGACACAACCTTGGCCATGAAATAACAATGATAAGAATGCTTTTTTCCGCGCGCCAAGTCAGCTCCGCGGTAGCCGCGTGGGATAACCTTGAAAAAGAAATGTTTATGCTATTGGAACTTACCCCTGGGTACGATTTCGACGTTCAGTTTCGAACCCTCTCCGATGCCGCTATGCAATTAGAAGAGGCACTCATATTGCTCGCGCGGAAAGGTTGCTTGAAACCGTGGTAATCCACCTGTAGATGGGCGCTTCACGCACTCGGATTATGTATTTATGCCGCCCCTGCCTGCTGCCCGGCCTCGAGCAGATCAAATAGCCCAAGCATGCTCATTTTTTCACCCGCCTTTGAGGTAGATGACCGTGGGATCGTCCACCTCTTCGAAAAGACGAATGAAACGGACACTAATGCTGAGCATCGCCGCGTCGCGGTAGAACTCTTGGCGCACGCCCAGCGGGATGTGATCAGGGCCATCCCACCGACCAGCTCACGCGCGCTGCTGATCCTTCAGGAGAGGGTGGAAGACGCTTGGCTAGACGTTTAAACCTTGTGACTCGGCCAAGCGAACCTTGGCGCGCAGAATGGCCACGGGCTGTTCCGGGTGCAGGCCGGCCTCCATAGCTGGATGCAGCGAGTTATCAGTGAGGAAATCAGGTGATGGCCTGGTGGCTTCAGGTTCGCTGCCCGATGGAATCGTGAGACCAACCGCAATGCGTACCCAGCCGCGGATACCGCAAGTACAAGCTGGCGAAGCTGTGGACGATGGGCTACTACTTGGTGACCGGTAAGCGCCGGACAAGGAGGTTCTGATGAAAAGATACGTTATTGCTGTGTTGCTGACATCTCTGTCAGCTGGCTGCTCGTTTTTCCCTAATCACCAAACGCCCTTAAGTGTTCGCAACCCCCTGATCGACGGAGTGTTAACTGGCGAAGATGGAAAGAGTACAACTTTCAAAGATGAGAAAGCGCGAGATTGGGTTAATGCTTACAAAAATGTAAAAGGAAAAGCTAATCCGAGCCAAACGGACTTAGAAACATATGTTGGTTCGGGATTCGTTTATAGCCGGCTTATCTGTCGTGATTATTTCGAAAGGCTTTCGTATACCAAAGCTCATCGTGATTACATGCAGAAGGAGGCAAACCTAACAGGAGGCTTAGTCGCCTCTCTTATGGGCCTGGCGGAAGCTAGTTCTGGAGTCATTGCGGGCACCAGTGCTGCGTTCAGCTTTGGCTCTGCTTCTTTCGATGCCTATAACGAGTCCTACCTAGTGTCAATTAATATTCACGAACTAGAAAGTCTCGTTCGAAAACAGCAAAAGCAACATGAGGCGGTGGTGTACAGACAGCTCTACGAGCCTGATGGAGTATGGCCGGCGAAAATACAAACATTAGCTCAGGCGGACATGGCGCTTGACGATTACATTTTGATTTGTACCCCGAATGGCATTCGCAGCTCTTTAAACGCTGCAATAGAGGAAAAGGCCAAAACTACTGAGGCCGCAACAAAGAAGATCCAGCAACCTTAAGCCAGCGGTGTGACCGGTCTTTGGGGGTCGTTCAGGGAGTCCGTACCAGATCCGTATACACCGCCGGAGCCTGCTGGCTGAGCCGGTGGGCGCCATGTATCACGCGTGTGATGAAGTCTTGCGGCTCGTCGATGCCGGCCTGCTTCATCAATTCCACCAGCTTGGCGTCGGTGCCCTTGAAGAGGTCCAGCTTGATCGAGCGGGAGAGAAGGCGAGCCAGGCGCTGCTCTTCTGCAAGGCGGTCGCGCTCGCGCTTGTCGCGCTGGCGGTCTGCGGCGGACTTGGCTGTCATGCGCGGCACCGGCCGTCGTCGCGCAGCTCGATGCCGAACTTTGCGGCGATCTGCTCGACCATGATGGAGTTGAGCTTGCTGCCTTGGCCTTTCAGGGCTTTGTAAATCTCGTACGAAGTTCGGCGGATGGGGCCAAGCTCCGTCTGGAGGATGGCCAGGTCGGCGATGGTCTTGGCTAGCTCAGCCTGGCGGTGCTCGTATTCGCGCCGCGCCTTGTTTTGGCGGGTGATACTGGTGTTCCAGCAGGACACCTTCTGCGGGGCGCATTCGGTATGCCCGAGGCGAGTGATCTTTCCGCCGCTAGCGAGGAAAGCGCCGACCTGAATGACCAGGGCGCGCCGGTCTGTCTCCCGACCAGGCGGAGTCGGAAGGTTGAGTGTGGTGAGGTGATGCATGATGAGTCTCCGTCAGGGCGCCCTGCGTGGGCGCCGAATCGGGTGGCGGGGTTAGGCGGCAATGCGCTGTTCGAGGCTGCCGATGTGGGCAATCAAGGTGGTGCAAATGCGGGCAAAGTCCGAGGCGCGGTAGAGCACCGCAGCGCGATCGCGGCCGACCGACTCGATGCCGATGCTGCGCAGGAAGTCAGCCGTCAGCGAGAAGCCGAGGCGAGCGTTGATGTCGCCCAGCTTGATGCGCTGGCCATCGTCGGCCAGCTGAGCCGGGGCAGCCGAAGCTGTTGGCCGAAGGCTGATTGCCTCCGACACTGGCGCAACGGACGCGACGTCGCTGATCGGCTCGGCTGCTGCCGGTTGTGCCTGAGGTGGCTCGACGATTTTTGCGGCCTGTTCCGCAGCGGCCCGATCGGCTTGCTCCTTTTGCTCCTGCTCCAGCCGCTGGCGTTCTTCCTCGCGGATTCGCTCGCGCTCAGCTTCGGCGCGCGCCTCGGCCTTGGTCTGCTCGGCGGCTTCGTGCTCTGCAATGCGCCCCTTCACGATGGCGGTCAGCGCTTCGTTGTCCTTCAAGACTAGTTGCTGCGCATCGGTGAAGAGGAATGCATGGTCTTTCGCGAGCTCGCGCAGGCTGACTAGGTTGGTTTCAATGCCCTCCGCGATCGCGTTGGCTTCGATCTTCACACGGGCCAGCTCGGTATCGGTGGCGTCCTGCAGGGTGGAGATCGTGCGCTTGCCTTTCATCACGCCGGCGAAATCCGCACGAATCTGCGGTAGCTGCACCTTGCCGAGGCGCTTGTTGATCGCGGCGATGTGCGCAGCGAACGCGGTCTCGGCGCTGATCTTGATCTCCTGCCGGCGCGTTTCCTTCATGGCCTTTACCAGCTTGTCCAGCTCGAGACGTGTGCGGCGAGCCTCCGCGGTGATGTCGTCGAGCGTGCTGAACAGCCTGTCGATGCTCTCGGTCTGGCTGAGGGCGTGCTGCTTGGCGGCCTTCAGTTTGTCCTCGACCTCGCCGCACCACTTCACGGCTTGCTCCGCGTCAGCGAAGTCCTGATCAGTGACCAGATCACGGTTGATTGCACCAATGACGTCCAGCGCGTGGGCCTTGAAGGCGTCCAGGTTGCTGTTGGTGACCATGCCAGTGACTTCGATGCGCAGCGCTGGCAGGGTTTCCGGCGTGCGGCCAACGGCCTTGGGAACGGCTGGCGCTTCCGGCACGAAGGCAGCCAGGTCTTCCTCGAACTGTTTCCAGCCAGCCAGGATCTGCTCGATACGGCCCGGTACCGGCCGATACTCGAGGTGATGGAAATTCTCTTCAGTACCATCCGAGCAAACGAAGATCACGCGCTGGGCGCCGCTGACATACAGCTGCTGCTCCAGCTGGACCCAATAGTGGGCTTCCAGCTCGCCGGCGGCGATCTGCTGGATCAGGGACTGGTTGAGTGCCTTGTGCTCGAACAGGGTGTCGCCCAGCATGGTCATACCGTCCATGCTTGCCAGCAGGTTACCGAGCGTGCCGACCACCGGATACAGGTCTTCGCCGATCATCCGCTCCACGATTGGGCGGGCCATGGCTTCAGTAGCGTGGCCGTTGTCGAACAGGCGCTGAGTGGCGGCATCGACCTCGGGCGCCAAGCCCGTCTTCTTCTGCTGAAGCAGATCAGAGCGGGTCTGGTACTTGGAGACGCCAAGCATGGCCGGCGCCTCCGAGGCGGTGAAGTGCTCCAGGCGCAGGGCATGCCATTCAGTGCTTCCCTGCTGTACGTCGTGAATGATCATGCTCATGCGTCAGATACCTCGAGGTCGCGGATGGCTTGTTTTTGCTCTTCAGTCAGCCCGACCTTGGAAGCGGACATTTTGATGATGCGGTCGGCGGTGGTTTTGCCGCCCTCGATCAGGTCTTTCCAGTCGACCAGCTTCGTGGCGAACTCGGTGTCGTCGTAGCTCGGGAGAGCTTCAGGCTGCTTCTCGAGCGACTTGCGCTCTGCCGGCTGGCCCGTTCGAACCGTGCCCATGTCGCGCTCCGGCGCCATGTCTTGCACTTCTTCGGCAACCGGCATGCCACGCAGCACATCGGGGAAAACGTCACGTAGGGCGAAGGCGCGGGCCCGCATCTGGCGCATGCGCTTGGGGTGCTGGGTCCAAGGGCCAGACTTGCCCATCAGGCCGGCGGTCTTGGCGTCCTCCATGCTGAACGTGCGGACCTGCTCGTCTTCGCCGCGACGCTTCACACGGCAGGTGGCGGTGGTCCCATCGTCCGTCTCGTAGATGAATTCGCACAGTGGTGAGCCGCGGACCAGGGCGATCACCGCGTCGCCCCAAAGTGCCGGGCGACCGTTGATAACGGCGATGTTCTGCATGGCCTGCATCGGCTGCAGGCCCAGCTCCAGACCCCACTGGATAGCCACCAGGATGTTGCCCGGGTTGCCGTTGAAGTCCTTCGGAACGATGCTGGATTTGGACAGGATGTCGGCGAAGCGCATGGCCTCGTCGAGCGATTGCGGGGTCAGGCTGAACCCCTTGCTTGGGGATACGGCGATATCAGTCATGCAGAGCTCCAGGCGCACAGCCTCACGGGCTGGCGCTTCGGTCAGTTGGGTACGGTCAGGAAAAGGTGTGTTCGATCATCAGCCGTCCGGCGATCGCCAGGCTGAAGAGGCTCATCGCGGCGAAGCCGCAGCAAAGCAGAAGGGCTCGTTCGGTCATCCGGTGATCTCCCCAGCAAGCGCGCTCAGGTAGATCCAGCCGGTGAACACGGCCAGGGCGAGCGCAAAACCGCGCCAGAAGGCGTAGCGCTTGGCGCGCTGATAGCGGGTCATACACCCCCCAGCAGGCCGACATGGACCAGATAGGCGAGGAACGGGACCACGACGAAAAACAAGCCAGCGCCACCCGCAACTTCCTTCAGAACGTGCATGGCTGCAGCTCCCGGTTGCGATGCGTGAAAGCGTTATGGCGAAGGCCGGTCAGGCGGTCGTACGCGGGGTACCGGATAACGCCAAACACCAGCGCCGCAGTGATCATCCCGTCCGCAAAGCGGTCCCGGTACAGCAGAGCGTCGAAGTTCTCGGCCTCACGGATGGCATGGAGCTGAAACGCTATCCGGGCAAGCCCGCATTCGGTCGGGTTGCCGCTGGTCCTGACTCGCATGTCTTGCGCGAGCCGGTTTGCGACGCGCAAAGCCTTAGCCTTGCGGAGCGACTCCTGAAGCCGCTTTTCAATGGTGCGCTCTGTCGTTGGGCTCAGATACTTGGCCGCAGCCCCGTAGTTGCCCGCATTCGCACGGTCGCGGTTGCGCGCCGTATATACCTGTTCTGGATTGCTCATCGCATTTCCCTCGCTGTTGGCGCCAATCAGGCAGCCGCCTCCTTCATTGCAGGACCAATGCTATGGGTGGGGGGGAAGCGGCTGTCTCGATGGGCGCTTGGATAGGTGATTGCCGCGCTCACCTGCTGGGGTCTTGCGCGGCTTATCGTTCTGGCTGTCGGTTCACGGTTACTTGCCACCCTGAGAGGCGTTGTTTCGCCGCTTCGCACTGTGCCGGTCTTGCGCCTTATCTTGGCTCCGGCAGGGAGTACTCGCTGCGCGTCTCGGTGGCTGCTGATTCCAGATGCATCAACAGGTCGAGCCGGCATGGTCACCAGAGCCATGCGTGGGCCAGCTTCACTGGCGTATCAGTCGGTTTATCCACCATCGCTCAGGCTGTCGGCTGACGCCGGACCTGTCGGGACTGAACGGTGCAATCGGTTATTAAAGAGCGGTGGGCTTGTAGGCCCTGCCATGGATGTGCCGTGGCTGGTAACAAATATCAACCATTAGTTGATGTCTTGTCAACAACCGATAGTTGATAACTGGTGCGGTGTATCGATCGATGATCAGGGCGCCGTGGCGAGAAGGGAGCAACCGGCACTTCACTAGCGCTGTGCATCGTCTAGGCTGATCTAAAGGTCAAACGAGTGGTGGTATGTGGTATGTGCGGAGGCGTAGAGGCTCGCGATGCCGAGCGGTCATTCAAGGTCTATTTCCCCAGCCCCAAAGCCGCGTTCCCTGTGATGCTGGAAGGCGGTGAAGCGCTTGGCTGGGTAAAATGGGGCAGGAGAAGGGAGGAGGCCGGCAGAGGCCCGCAAGGTGGCTGGGCGCGCCTGGAGACGGTCGAGTGGGGCGGCTGGGACAAGTACAGGCCGCAGCGCGCGTTAGGGCTGATCGACCGCTACATGGAGAAGGACGCCAGCCGGAAGTCGCACTGGTTCGATATGCAGCCCGGCTATGGGCTGGACTGCCTGGTGCTGGGCGAGGGTGAAGCTCGGCGCGTGTATGTGGTTACCAGCACGCCGCCGGAGGCGTATGCGTGGATCCATGATCGCTGGCCGATGGTGCGCAATTTGGAGACGGGGTAGTTGCAAAAAGCCCCGCTAAATGCGGGGCTTCGTCGTTATTACCACTCTTAGAAACCGTCACGAGTATTTCACTAAAACTATAATTCCCAGTTTCGATCTAGAAACAAAGGTCTTTAAGATTGTTCCGCGCACGGTTCCCTCTCGTAATAATCTCCTAAAGCTCGGCGCCAGCGCTTTGTTTACGTAACCGATTTTAGAGCCGCGTAACTCAACTCTAATAGCTTGGCCATCGTGCTTGTTATCATCGTCCGTTATAAAATCGACTTCATCTCCCTCTGCTAGCGCCCGGCTTGGGTCATGATAATGATGTGCTCCTGAAAGTTCGATCACGAAATCGAGCGGCGCTTTCGCATCACTCAGGTCCGGGCAGAGCTCAAACGTATCGCTAGCTAGGCGCGCTCCGGTATATCCGAGAAGAGAGAATGGTGAGCCGGAAAAATCTGGCGGTAAATTGTACTGGCCAAGATACTCTTTGAAATCCTCTCGCTTGCGAGGCGGAATCCTGCGTAAAAAGACATCGAGCGCACCTGCCTGTGAGGCGTTATCTTTTTTATCTGCAAATGCAGGAAACTCAAAAAAGCCCTCGTTCAATGCGGCTTCGAAATCATCGGTTCCTTTTAGGTACCGAAAGACAGCGTCATCTCCCTGCCTAACAAGCTCGCCTACGACTCGCCGATGGCGTGGTTGGCTTTCATCCGTGGGATGCCAGACCAAAAGCAGTCGTGATGGCTCATAGATGTGTTCGATCGCACTCATGCTAGTTTTTCCGTCAGAAGCTCGGCGCGTCTACGCGTTAGCCGAAGAATGAATTCGGCGCGTTCAGACGTCAGATTAGCACCATCAGGTGCAGGCAAAGCAACCAGCTGGTCAAGGATCGTTGCCAGCCGGCCGATATCGAAGCCTTTGAGCTTTTTCGAGAGCAATAATTTCACGTCAGATTTTTTTTCGACCAGGGCAAAGCAATTTATGTGCCCGATGCGCTCGCCCGAATCTCGGGTGTAACGCAGGTGGTGTTTACCTCGGAGTATGTACCGATCAAGTGCCCCGTCATCCCATTTAGTAAACTTTGCCGGAAGCAATTCATGCCCTAGGCTTGTACCGTTATCAAACCACGGCGCAAACCTCCACTTAACATCAAACTTTTCTTGCCGTCGCCTAGCTACACTTTTAGATAACGGAACAGCCTTTAACAGATGGCCCCAGTTATCCTGATGTCGGTCTGTATTACCGATCAAAGAGTCAAAAAGCATCATGCTCCAAAACTCATATATCTGATTTCTGCCTAGGACGCGATTATTGAACGTGTCTGCGTCAATGATATTGTGCTGGGTTCCTTTGTCCCGGTCGAAATCGGGAACCCATTTATGGAAGAAGTTTCCGGCTGAATAAAATGACTCGTCACCTTCTTCATAAAACCAAGGACTTAACGCGCCGCATTGGCTCCGGCTTGAGTCAATCGCAGCGAAACATGGGGGAGCGTTTACGCTAAGTAGCATCGCTACCTGATATGCAATTATTTCCGCCCAGTACTGCTCTGGATATTTCTTGTCGGAGCGCTTAAACATATGGCGCCAATCGCTAAGAATGAAAAGCTCATCGGGATCGCCAGGAGAAAAGACTGTTCGTTTTGGCCGCGCGCCTTCAGGATATGCAGCTGAGAACTCGGCATCTTCCGGCCAGTGCGCGATCTCTATAATAGATTTCTGAACAAACTGCTGCTTCATATGGCAACCCTGGATTTGGTAAGCGCAACGAAACTACTCTCTGCGCTCATGCCTCTTCTAACTCGCTCCGCAATATCTGCAGGTCCAGCGGCGCCTCGATCGCGATCTGTGTGCGACTGCCCTTGATGCCTTTGACCGTCACGGTGATGCCGTCGAGAAGGAGCTGCGCTAGCAGGTCGTCAGCGTTTGTACCCGGCTGAACGCGCAGCGTGATCTTTTCGCCTTCGCGGCGGGTGAGTACTAGATAGCTCATGGTTTCGCTTCCTTGCGTTGTTAGATTGTATGGAGGGCTGGCCTAGCCGCGCCGGGGGTACGCGTTGCAGTGCTTAGATAGGACTGAGAGCGCGGCTTGGGAGTGCGCCTTCTCTAAGTTTGCGACCATGCACTCTTCCCAAGTGCTCGGCTTGCTGTGGTTAACACTCAGGACGCCTGCGGCGTAAGCCAGCACTGCCGTTCCGGCAAACATCCCAGTAAGTAGCGCACGAGGGATCGGGCGGCTCTTGTCCATGTGCAGTTCCTTCTGATGGGGGCTCGCTTGATTCAGGCGCAGCGCTCGCGCCACCAGCCAACGGTGAGGTCGGCCAGTTCGCCGGTGTTGTTGGCTTCGATAACTTGAATTCCGGTCGCACGGATACGGTCTATCTGCCGGCGGGTGGCGGCGTCGTGCTTGCGAAACTCTTGGTCGGTCAGGCCGCTGCTGGCGTTGGGCACTAAAACAGATATGGCGGCTGCTTGCCGGTCCGAATTGCTTCGGATGAGGTTTAGGTCGGCTGAGGCCTGCAATAGGTTGATCTCTACCACCAACGGGCTTTTGTACCAGGCCGATACAATGGTCCCTGATGCGGTTGAGCTGAGCAGGGGAACGTCCATTTCGATGCGATGGCCGCTGTTGCGTAGTGGTAGCTGGAACCGTTCAGTCTGGATGATGCGAGACGCCTGCATATGCATGCGCTGCTTCATCAGATCAAATACCGAAGAACGAAGCTTGGGCGTCGACTGGTATCGAAATGCATATTCCTGCGCACCCGCGCGAGGCCGACCTAGCGTGACTACGTCTTCATAGAACTCGTCGACGACTGACTCAGCACTCTCGCCGGAAGCGAAAAGCGGAGCACCGAGCCGTATGGTGTCGCTCAAAATCTCTGGCAGATCGGCGCCGGTCTCTATGATCGAGGCTTCGATGTCATACATAAGGTGAGCCAGATCATTCTGATCGATGCGGTTGTCGTAAAGACACTTAATGCGATCGAAGCTATCAAGCATGCGCACTTCAACCTTGCCGCCGTGAGTAAACATGACGCCAACGTTGAGATATTCGCCAGTGTCTTGGTCCAGGCAAACGCTAATCGGCCGCCAGTGCCCTTTGACAATCGGGGCATCGGATTGCTGTTCAGTAAATCGGGAGCGTAGTCGGGCGACTGCGTTCATATAACGTGGCCTGCTGCCTTTGCGTAGGATGCGGGATCGAACAGATCTTGCAGCAACTGGATGATGGCGTCGATGTCGATCTGGTCGAAGAATTCGGACAGCACTTGCCTCGCTGCGTTCTCGCCATCCTGCCGGAAGCTGACTGCAAAGCCATTATAGGCCATTACCCGAGCGCTGGAGTTGGGCAGCTTCTCACTCCAGTGCGGGTTGTGAAGGTCGATCAGCCATTGAAGCTTGTTCATGCAGGGTTCGGGAAAGGTTCCAGTGCCTCCCGGCGCCCAGTTGGGAAAGTTGAGAATGCGGCCGTGGTCGATCAAGGTGAGCCCGCTGGGTCCGGATGCAAGCAAATTTCCAGCGTTGCGATCCGAGTTCAACAACCAGCCATCGAAAGCAATGACCTTCGGAGAGTCCGGGTTCTTCGCCAACTCCAGAGAAAGGCGCTTCAGGCGACGATCATGCAGCGAAGTCAGCTGCTGCCCATTCAGGTGCCGCTGCTTTAGGCTCGGAAAATCCATGTCCTGGCTGAACCAGCAGAAATAGTTTTCTTGTTCGTGGCGGCCCGCAGCCCTATCCAGCTCGGCCCAGAGCGAAGATGGAATCTGCTCCCTGTCGAGCATCACAATGCCCGCCGCTGATGGAACCGTCAGGCCGCATGATTTAGCGAGCACGTATCCTAGGGCTTCATTGATCAGCTCTTGGTTGGCAACAAACCTTCCCGTGGTCGGGCACTGGATCTGGTCGGTGAGCGGCTTGACATAGCAGCGAGCTGAGCCGGTTGCTGTGCGAATCTTGGCCCGAAAAATGGGGCTGATTCCCTTACTGCCAGGCTCGCGAAGCGTGCCCCCAAAAGCCTCACGGCTCAGAATTTCAATCATTGGACTTAAATTTTTCCCTAAGCTTTTGGTAGCTTCCAGCTCGGCTTTTTGCGTTACCTACGGGGGCGCTTTCAAAGCGAGCAGCAATCCGATCCAACAACTCAACATCATCATCGGTTAGCCGCCCTTGAGCGGCCGCCATTGCGATTCTTTCGAGAATCTGCCGCGACCGAGGCGTGGCGATCATAGCGAGCATATTTACCTGTCCGGCAGCTATGTCGCGCGCCGGCCTGTTCTCTGCCACTCCTGCCGCCAATGAATCAGCGGAAGCTAGCATCGGGCCAACGCCGTACTCGAGCCATTCAGCACGCACGTTTAGCCAACCGGCTAGCGCCCGCAGATTGTCCTTCTCTGGGATTGACTCAGCGCGCAGCCATTTATTGGTTGCCTGAAGAGATGCTTCAACGCCGATTTTCTTTAACGCGGCTTGCAGATCGGTGTTGCGGCCGCGCCCCTTCCTGACGCCCGGCGCATCGTCCAATGAAGTGTTGAGGCGGGCAGCGAAAGCCGCACGGATTTCCTGAGAGTCAACCATGGGTTGATCTTGCCACGCCAGTTGCGCAACAGTCAGTTGATCTTTAATATCAACCGATAGTTGATCAATAGGACGAACCATGAACGCAATCTCCATAGCGGTCGAGAAGGTTGGGGGCCCGATTTCTGCGGCCGAGATATGTGGCATCCGCCGCCAGGCAATTGATAAGTGGCTTGCTCGCGGTTCTTTACCTCGCACCGAATACACCGGTGAAACCAATTACGCCTCTCGCTTGGCTGACGCCTCGAACGGTGATTTCACAGCCGAGTGGCTGCTTGCAGCAGCGGCGCCTACCAAGAGTGCGGCTGCCCTATCAGGCAGCCGTAAACCGGCTCTCGCTGGAGAGCGCCGCTCGCCCCGCAAGCCAGCCGACCGCCGGGGCCGGCGCGACACCGATCTATCCACTCAAGAAGCCAAAGAACTGCTGGAGAGCGCCGAGAAGATCGCCGGCACGCTGCAGCGGATCGCCAAGGATTGAGCCAGGACCGACAAGGGGCCAAGCGCCCCAGCTGTACCGCGTCACCCATATCCACCACCAGGAGCAAAGAGCCATGACCCAAACGAAGCTTTGTGAAGATCGCCGCCGCCGGGCACCCGGCACGCACCTGATCAGAGAGATCAAGGTCCGCGTCTGTACCGAAGACCATGAGGAGCTGATCCAGGCGTCACGCCTGGCCCACGCGGAGAACCTGACGGGTTACGCGCGCGATTGCATGTTCATCGGACATCGCTTGCAGCAGGGCGGCCAGCAGGAACAGATCCTGGCTGGGCTGTTGCTGCAGCAGCAGGCACACCTGCTGGCAGCCTTATTCCGCGGCGAGCCGATCAGCCAGGAAGAGCTGAGCGGGCTGCTTTTCGATCTGGCCAAGCAGTCGCTGCACAGCAGTGTGGGCGATGCGAAATCAGCCTAAAAGGCCCTGAAAGGGGCAAGGGGAGGGGAATGCCAATGTTTAGCAATGAGGTATGCACGGCCGCCATCGGCCGGCTGAACCAGGCGGAGCAAGGCGCACTAGCGCAGGAGGCGGTACGCCGTGCCTGTTCGATCAACGAGGCGATGTTGCAGGTGGCGTTAGAGAACCTGCAGCAGCAGCTCTATGCACTGCCTATCGCAGGGCGGCGTCTGCGGCTGGTTAAAGGATAACAGCGCGTCCCTTCGGGGGCGCCTTTTCAGGCCCTAGAAGGGCCTGTTGTGAGGTTTTAACATGGCTGGTGACTGGATCAAGTTCGAACTGATCACCCTCGACAAGCCGGAGGTCTGCCAGATCGCCGACGCTGCAGACATCGACTGCGATGCAGTGGTGGGCAAGCTGTTGCGCGTATGGGGTTGGTTCGACCAACAGACAGCAGATGGTAACGCTCCGAGCGTTAGCAAGCGGTTACTCGATCGCATGGTGGGCGTTACCGGATTCTGCGAACACATGAAATTGGTCGGTTGGATGGTGGAGGCCGATGGCGTGATAAGCCTGCCCAATTTCGACCGTCACAACGGCAAGACCGCGAAGAACCGGCTTCTCACGGCAAAGCGGGTCGCAGCACACAAGGCCGCTAACGGTAAAGGTAACGGCAATGGTAACGCTGCGAACGTTAGCGATGCGTTACCTAAAGAAGATGTAGAGAAGAGTAAAGAGCAACACAACACACAACGCGCGGAAGGTGATTTCGCGGTCGACCCAAACGCTCCGATCGAGATGACGCTGAACTGGGTACCAGACCCCGACCTGCTCAAAAACTACGCCCTGCGCATGGCGATGCCTGTCGACCTGTTCACCCATGACGCCATCGGCGCGTTCGTGTGCCACTACGCGGCCAGCGGCCGAGTCGAGACGCAAGCCGCCTGGGTGAGCCTGCTGACGAAGTGGATCAAGCGGGACGCGGCGCAAGCGACTGGCAAGGTCACGCCGTTGCGTCGTGCCTCTGGGCCCGAAGCCAACTTCGATGACACCGGCTGGCTGGAGGGCAAGCAATGAATTCCGTCCAGAACGTCTCGGCCCGTATCGTTCGTGCTGGCCCAGCCGCCATCCCGTCTCTGGCTGTGCCTGCTGCCGCCGACATCGTCGCTGCCCTGAGCGCCACCGAGAAAGCGGCGGTCGAGGAGCTGATCAACCGGCTGTTCCGAGAGATCCGCAATGCCCGGCCGGCGTGGCGCCAGGCGTGGCCGAACAAGGAGGCGCTGGACTCCGCCAAGGTCACCTGGGTGAAAACCATGATCGAGGGTGGTGTTCGCGACTGGGATGCGCAGGTTGAGGTTGGCCTACGTCGTCTCCGGGCCGAGCCGAGTGACTTCGTGCCAGCGCCGGGCAAGTTCGTCGAGTGGTGCAGCCCAACGCCCGAGTCGCTGGGCCTGCAGACGGCCGAGCGGGCTTATGACGAGGCCTGTCGCAACGCGCATCCCTCCTGCCGGATCTCGGCGACCTGGTCGCACCCGGTGACCTACCACGCGGCGATCGATGTTGGCCTGGATGTGCTGATGCAGCTGCCGGGAGCCGAGAGCTGGAAGTTGTTCGCCCGCAGCTATGCGGTGATGACGCGCCGTGCCATGGCAGGGCAGGCGCTGGGGATGGCGACACCGCTCGGCATCGGCCACGACAGCCAGAAACCCGAAGCAATGCTGGCGGAAGAGCAGAGCCTGCAGTTCGCCCTACGTGTGCGCGAGGCACAGGGAATCCCGCAAAGCGGCGAGGAAGCTCGTCAGGCGCTGCTGGCGAAGTTCGCCCCCCATCGGGCGCGGTTGAACAAGACGGCAGGAGGTCCCCATGGCTGACCAACTCGCACCGCGCCGCAAGCGCAAGGAGCGTCGGCACATCCTGTTCCGCGTGGAGCGGGCTGTGATCGAGAGCACCGGTGAAGTGGTCGGTGCGCTGGTACCGCGCTTCGCCACGGATCGCCGATTGATGCGGGACCGTGGTTACCGGACGGGTGATGACCTGCGCGCCGAGCTAAGCAAGCCGCGCCACCTTGGTCAGCACCGCAAAGCGCACCTACTTGGGGGCCTGGTAGTGGCTCAGCTGGAAGGCTTCGAGGGCCTCGACCAGCACGCCGCAATCAAGCGCCTGCAGCGCGAGTCGGGCGTTTGCTGTGAGATAGAGCAGATCGATGCTGCTCCGGTGGTCACCGCGATACTGGCTGCAGCGGAGACGATGCTGGGCGAGGTTGCGACGCGGATGCTCAAGGCCGTGCTGCCTGAAATCAAGCAGATCGACGTGCTGGTACCGCAGAGCCTGGCGTTCGATCGGATGGAGCAGGGCGAGTTTGAGTTGTTCTACGCGGGTATCTGCCAGCACCTGGCTGAGCGCTACTGGCCCGATTGTGACCAGGATCAGATCGAGCAGATGGCCGGGCTGATGGATCGGGAGCGTGTGGCATGAAGATCGCCAGCAAGAAGGTTCGCGACAGCGCGCGCGGCAAGGACTGCACCGTCCGGATGCCAGGCATCTGCAACTTCGATCCCGCCACGACCGTGCTTGCGCATATCCCGTGCGGGCAGAAGGGCGTCGGCATGAAGGGCTTCGACACCGTAGCGGTATACGCCTGCAGTCGCTGCCATGACGTGATCGACGGCCGAGCTAAGGGGGAGGTGGACTGGCAGGACATTCCGCGGGCTATCGCAGAAACACATGAGTCCCTAGTAGGGGACGGGCTTTTGGTGGTGAAAGGAGCAGCGGCATGAAGTGGGCGCAAAAGAAAAACCGGGACGGTCACCCGATCAAGGACTGCTGGGTTACGGATACCGGTTACACCGTGGCGATCTGCCGATTGCCGGAGCAGCGATTCGCCGTAACTCGTCCGGCTGGGGATGTGCCGTTTGCCTACGTCGGTACGCGTGACGAGGTGGTGCGGGCGATATCGAGCGATCAGGGGGCAGCGCAGTGATTCTAGGAATCGATCCAGGCTGTACCGGCGCCATTGTCGCGATGACCGACGGGGGCAACTACGTCGCTCACCTCAACATGCCGACCGTCAAGGTTGGGGCGAAAAGCCGAGTGAACGGCGCTGCGGTGGCTGCCTTCATCCGCGAGACCATCGGCGAGTTCAACACTCACGCATACCTCGAGCAGGTAGGCGCGATGCCAGGCCAGGGCGTTTCGTCGATGTTCACCTTTGGCCACGCGGCTGGAGTGGTAGAGGGGATTCTGCAGGGCATGGCTATTCCGTACACGCTGGTGACCCCACAGGCCTGGAAAAAGCGCGCGGGCCTAGTGGGCACCGACAAGGACGCAGCCCGTAGCCGAGCCATCCAGCTCTACCCAGACCTTCGCATCCTCGATCTGAAGGGAAAAGGGCAGGCGGTAGCCGACGCGATCCTGATTGCACGGCACGGAGCCAACTGCGCATGAACTACGCACTTGCGAACGCTGCGCAAAGCCAGGCGGCAAGCGCCGTTGAGAAGAAAAACACCGATTCACTGCGTACGCAAAGTGCGCAATTTGTACGCACTGCGCAATAGGGGAAGGGATATGCGACTGATCACAGCACGCCAGGCTTGGCACGATTCGCAGTATGAGTCCCGCGGCTCGATTACGGCCGCAACCATGGACCATGCGAAGATCGAAACAAAGCGCGCCGCTGCGAAGCGCAAGACGATCGAAGCAGTGTTCGCGGCCGTGGGTGACGAGGAGGAAAGCCGGGTCAAGGTCGTGGCGCAGCGGATGGAAGTGCAGGAGACGCGCCGCTCTGCCCGGGACAACAGTTCGTCGCGGTGTGCTCACATGATGACGATGGGGCGTATCCAGCACGCGATCGCCTCGCTGAACAAACCGCTGCAACACTTCGGACATTACCTCTACTCGCCGTTGGCCAATGCACGCGATCAGGATGTTGCGCGCACGCTGGTTTGGTTCGGCTGGGAGAAGCCGGCCGGTCTGACGAAGGTGAAGGAGTCGCGAGCGTACTGCCTGGTATTGCCTGCTTTGATTTCGTATCAAGGCTTCGTGACAGGAGGGCGTGACGAATGGACTCCGGGCCGCATCGCTGAGTTCGTGGCTGACTGGTATGGCGAGAAGATCAGCGTCAGCCAGTGGGCAAGAGATTGGGCGCCGATCTGGGAAAGTCTGCAGCGGACCATTGGCGAGATGGATCGCAAGGCGCTGGAGCCAGTGGAGCGGATCATGGATGAAGAGCACTGGGCTGCTTAAATGCTAGGTGGCCGTGTGCTACTGTTCAGCTTTGCGTTCATTGAGAAACGGAGTGGGTGGTGGGAGAAATCTTCGGTGAGTTGCTTCCAGCGATCCAACTGCTTCTACCCGGATTTATCTCGACTGTAATTTTTTATTGGCTATCTGATGCTCCAAAGCCTGGCCAGTTTGAGCGAGTGATACAGGCTCTTATCTGTACGGGGCTCATTAGTCTGATGGTAGAGGCCATTAAGAAGGCCGCCCACGCCATCGGTGAATGCTGTTTCGTCTGGGCGGTATGGACGGACGACAGGGCGATGGCTTTGTCGGTCGCCCTGGCCGTATTGCTTGGGCTGGCACTGGCTTTCGCGGCTTGCACAGATTCGTTTTACAAGCTGGCCAGGCGGTGTCGGCTTACGACGCGTGCATCACACACTGACTGGGTGTACGGTTTTGTTCTGTACCGAGAGCGCTTGGTTGTGCTGCAGCTCCGAGACGGACGCCGCATTTGCGGATACCCCCTTGTCTGGCCGACACAACCTGGAACCGGGCACTTTTTGCTACAGGGGGCCTGCTGGATAGTGGACGATGGGTTTGTTTCAGCCCAAGCATTGCCGCACACCTGATAGGCGGATCAGAAGTATCGTGGGTAGAATTTTTGCAACCAGTTGAAGAGGAGCAGGGAACCAATGACAGACAAGATGAAGCAGGGGCAGACGGAGCAAAGGGGCATCAACGAGGGGTTGAACGTGAATCCGGGCAGGACGACAAACGTGATGCCCAAGAGCCCACCACCATCGCCGCCGCCTGCGAAAAAGTCGAATGACTCCTAACGCTTGACGCCATGTCGAGCATTCGAGTAAATTTTCCCCATTGTGTGAAGCAGCACCCCAAATAAGCCCGGCCTAAGCGCTGGGCTTTTTTATGCGTACGTAGCGCTGGGAAAACAAGGAGCTTCACGTGGCGGTCAGATACGAAAAGATACAGGGCGAAGACATTCCGGTCGGGCTTCGTGGGCCCATGGTGAGGGAACTGTGGGCGGTTTATATCAACGACGGCATTCTGAAATATTGTGCGTCAGAAGCGGAAGCTGTGTCGGAGGTCGCTGCGGCTGAACGCGCCGAAGAGGCCAGGAGACCAAAGTTCGATACCAGTTATGATTCTGGTCCCAGTTGATTGAATGAAGCCCGGCCTAGCGCCGGGCTTTTTGTTGGCGGCATTTGTGTCCGTAGCCAGGGCGGCCTTCGGGAGAGCCTGGACATCCCCAGCCGGCGGTGGGGCTCGTTCATTGAAAAACACCGGCAGCCCGTGCGAACCAGCTCCTACCTACGGTGGTTCGGCGCGAGGGTGATCCGCTGAGACTGGTGCAATAGGGTGCCAGCAGCAGATCGCCCTTTGGCAGACAGCGCGGAAAGACGCGCACAACTATTTTGAGGCCTCGCTAAGTGCGGGGCCTTGTCGTATCTGGTCCCGCCGTGAGGCGCTGCCAGGGCCACGTCGGGAGACGTTGCCACAAACCGCCCGGCTTCGGCTGGGCACCTCTTTCCGGCGCTCGGCCTGGGTCTTTGCTCCCTGGCGGATTTCAGCGCATGAGCGCCGGCTCTACATGACACCACCAGGCCCTGTGCCGGGAGTGCCCGCGTGAAGCACACAGGTATCTACATGTCCGAACCAGGCCCACTGACCGCTGCTGGTGGCATCGCGCTGTACAAGCTGGGCGCCTTTGGCTTCGTCGCCATTCTTGCGGCTGTTGTCGTGATGGCGATGACATTGCCCAAGACGGTGCGCGAGTTTGTGGTGGCGATGATCAGCACCACCGTGGCCAGCCTGTGCGGCGGCGCATTCGTGGTGCGCTGGCTGGGGATCGGCCACTGGGCAAACGATGACATTGGCATGGTTGCCATCGGCGGTCTGATCTTCGTGTGCGGCCTGCCGGCTTGGGTGGTGGTGCGCGCTTGGTTCGCCTGGAGCGAGGCGAAGAAGGACCGCCAAATTGATGAGATCGTCGACGCCGTGCTGGATGCCAAGCGCAAGGTCGGGCTGTGAGGCTGTACCTGTTTGCAGGCGCGGCGCTGCTGGCCATCGTCGCGGCCGGCTGGCTGCGACTGGATTATCTGGGCGGCGAGCGTGACCGGCTGGCCGAAGCGCTGGACCTGTCACAGCAGGGTGTCACGCAACTGCAAGAGACAATCCGGCTGACCGAAGCGGCGTTCGCCGAGCGCGACCGTCACGACCAACAGGAAACCTTGGAGCTGAAGAATGCACGCGATGAGAACCAGCGCCTTGCTGCCGGTGTTGCTGCTGGCCGTCGCCGGCTGCTCGTCAGCGCCTCCTGCCCCGCAGTGCCCGCCGATACCGGCGCCAGCCGCGTGGATGATGGAAGCGCCGAACTCGCTGCAGACGCTCGACAACCTTATTTCGCCCACCGAGAGCAAGTGACGCTCGACGAGGCAAAGCTGCGCGGCTTGCAGGCGTATGTGCGCCTGTTCTGTCATCGGCCCGCGGCCATCGAATAGCGGCACGCCGGGAGGCGCCCGCGCTTTATCTGGAGAAGCACCATGACCGCAAAGAAAGGGGCCCGCTACGACTGGGCTGCGGTCGAGCGCGACTATCGAACCGGCCAGTACAGCAACCGTGAGCTGAGCCGCCTGCATGGCCCGTCCGAAGGCGCCATCCGCAAGCGCGCCACCGATCACGGCTGGCAGCGCGACCTGTCCGAGCAGATCCGCCAGCGTGTGCGGGAGAAAACCACCCTCGCCGTGACCAAGGAAGTCGCTCGGGCTGATTCTGACGAACTGATCATCGAGCAGGCGGCCGAGGCTGGCGCGGAAGTGATTCGTGGCCACCAGCGCTTGCTGAGGAAGGCCAAGGGGCTCGCCGAGACGCTGATGCAGCGCCTGGAAGAGCAGCTGGAGAAAGGCACCATGACCGTCCAGCTCAAGAGCGGCGAGGCGGCCGAGATCGACGTGCCTCTGGACTACGCCGGCAAGACGCTGGGCAACGCCACGATGGCGCTGGAGCGCGTGGTGAAGATGGAGCGCCAGAGCTACGGCCTCGACGCCGAGGACAAGGACAGCATCGGCAAGACGCTAAAGGAGCTGCTGGCCGAGGTCGCGCCAGGTGTCGAAGAGTAGGGCGCCGGCCGCCGTCGTCTTTGAGGGTGAGCGGTGGCTGCGGCTGCATCGCGAAGGCAAGTTGACCGATCCCGCCGACCTGCTGCGCGCGCTGGATAACAAGTGGTACAGGCTGAACACGCTCTACAAGATCAAGGACAAGAACGGCAAGACGCGCACGTTCCGGCCGAACAAGCAGCAGCGCGAGCGGTTCATCCGTAGCCACTGCCGCAATGTGATTCTGAAGGCGCGTCAGCTCGGATTCACCACCTTCGAAATGATCGATGCGCTGGATGACTGTCTGTTCACCGAGAATTTCTCAGCTGGCTGCATCGCGCACGCGCTGGAAGATGCGAAGGACATCTTCCGGAACAAGATCAAGTTCGCCTATGACCAGCTCCGTCAGGGCGCGTGGATGGCGATCTTCAACACCATCGGCTTGAAGCTGCCGGTGCCGACCAGCGATCGCGGCGAAGGCTACGTGTTCGACAATGGCTCGAGCATCCGAGTATCGACCAGTTACAGGGGCGGCACGCTGCAGCGCCTGCACGTCAGTGAGTTCGGCAAGATCTGCCGCAAGTATCCGGACAAGGCGCAGGAGATCGTTACCGGCGCGTTCGAAGCAGTTGGCCTGGGCAACCAGGTGACCCTGGAGAGCACCGCCGAAGGGCGTGAAGGCTACTTCCACGACTACTGCGCCACGGCACAGAAGCTGTCCGAGGCCGGCAAGCTGCCGACCCTGATGGATTTCCAGTTTCACTTCTTCCCGTGGTGGGATGAGCCGGGCTATCGCCTGGACCCTGCCGGCGTAGTGGTGCCGAGCTGGCTGCATGACTACTTCGCTGAACTGGACGCAAAGCACCGCATCAAGACCGATGCGGCCCAGCAGGCGTGGTACGTGAAGAAAGCCGAAGTGCTGAAGGACGACATGAAGCGCGAGTACCCGTCCACGCCGGACGAGGCCTTCGCGCAGAGTATCGACGGCGCTTACTACATGCAGCAGATGCGCTGGCTGCGCAAGAACGGCCGCATCACGAGGAAGGCCGCCTACAACCCGTCGCTGCCGGTCATCACGGCGTGGGACTTGGGCATGTCGGACGCCATGTCCATCGTGTTCTGCCAGGTGATCGGGCGCGAGGTGCGGATCATCGACTACCTGGAGCACAGCGGCGAAGGGCTGGAGTTCTATGCACGCAAGCTGCGTGAGAAGGGCTACACCTACGGCCAGCATTACGGGCCGCATGACCTGGCGGTGCGTGAACTCGGTACCGGCAAGAGCCGCGTCGACACGGCAGCTCAGTTCGGCATCCGCTTCCAGATCGTGCCGCGAATTAGCAACCACGCCGAGGGCATCGAGGCGGTACGCCAGTTCCTGCCGATGTGCTGGTTCGCCGAGCAGGTCGACGCTGGCGGCGATGACAAGGTGGTTGGCGTTGATCGTCTGATCGACTGCCTCGACAACTACCGCAAGGAATGGGATGACCGGTTGGGCGTATACCGGCCGACCCCGCGTCACGACTGGGCGTCACACGGCGCCAAAGCATTCGAAACACTCGCCCGCAGTGGACTGTTTGAACTGTCCACCGGCATGAACAGCACGCCAACGGCTCCGAATACGGAGCGCGGACGCCGCAACTGGAACGCACACACATGAGCAGCAATCTTTTCATCACCGTGGAGCATCGACAGGTAGCGAGCTTCATCGCGTCCAAGTTGGCGCCGCTGGCTGTGCCGTCCAACCAGGTGCGCAACGACCTGTCCAACATTCAGGTGGATCCGGTGCTGGTGGTTGAGCATTACGACGAGCACCCGGCCGTGCAGTTCAAGCTCGACGTGGCGGATGGCATGGGGTTAGAGGTGCGCGTCAAGCTGGCCGAGTTTGCCGCCAACCCGGCTGGCTACATGCGTGACCTGTTGGAAAACGTCCAGGGCATCCGCTTTGCCGCCCTGCAACGCCGTAACGACCGCAGGGCTGAAGTCGCTCAGGTCTATCGGCAGATGGAGGCCGTGCGATGAGCCTGGGCCTGCTGCATTTCAAACCCGCCTCCGAGCTGAAGGCCGAGGAAGAGGCCGAACAGCAGCGCCAGGACGAAGCGCGGCGCATGCAGGCGGTGGAGAGTTCGCTGTCCGGGCATATCCGCGGCGCCTTCGAGGCGGCGAAGACGGCCAAGCAGCCGATTGAGCGGCGCCTTTTGGATTGCGCACGTCGGCAGAAGGGTGAGTACGATGCGGACAAGCTGCGGGCAATTCAGGAAGAGGGCGGCAGCGAGCTCTACCCGAAGCTGACCACCACCAAGTGCCGCGCCGCCGCCGCCTGGATCCGCGACATCCTTATGCCGGCGAACGGCAGGCCGTGGGGGCTGGACCCGACGCCGGTTGCCGAGATTCCGCCCGACTATTTGAACGCCTTTGCGCAGCGCCTGGGTGAGCGCGCGCAGGGCATGGACCAGCAGCAGCTGGAAGACCTGTTGCGCCGCGAGGTGCAGGCCAAGGCCCGCCAGATCGCCGATCGCCATGAAGAGGTGATCAACGACCAACTGGAAGAAGGCGGCTGGAGCGAGGCGCTGGAGTCGTTCATTGATGACTTCGTGACCTATCCCGCCGCGTTCCTGCGGGGCCCGCTGCTACAGCGTGTGCCTGAGTTTGCCTGGAAGGAAGGCTGGCAGATGATCGAGGTGGAGGCGATCAAGCCCCAGTTCGCGCGCGTATCGCCCTATGACCTGTACCCGTCGCCGGATTCCTCGGACATCGACGATGGCGCCTACCTGATCGAGCGCGAGCGCTACACCCGTGCACACCTGAACCGGCTGCGCGGCGTGCCGGGCTACAAGGACGACGCAATCGAGCAGGTGCTGGTGGAGCATGGCCGGGGCGGTCTGCGTGAGTGGCTGGCCACCGATTCGGAGCGCGCCCGCCTGGAGGATCGCAGCCACGACTGGATGACCAATCAGGGTGAGACGATCGAGGGGCTGCATTACTGGGGCAGCGCCCAGGGCCTGATCCTGTTGCAGTGGGGCATGACGCCCGAGCAAGTCGAGGATCCGCTGGGCGAATACGAGATCGACGCTATCCTGATCGGCAGGCATGTGATCCGCTGTGTGATCAACCGTAACCCCATGGGCGCGCGTCCGTACCACAAGGCGTCGTTCCAGTTGGTACCGGGCTCCTTCTGGGGCATCGGCATTCCTGAATTGATGTCAGACGTGCAGGACATGTGCTGCGCTGTCGCCCGGGCGCAAGCGAACAACATGGCCTTCGCCAGCGGCCCGCAAATAGAAATCGCCATGGACCGTCTGGCGCCGGAAGAAAATCCCAACGAGATCTTCCCGATGAAGCGCTGGCGGACCAAGACCGACCGCACCGGTACCGGCTCCCCACAGCCAGCCATCCGCTTCTACCAGCCGGACAGTCGTGCAGGCGAGCTGATGCAGGTCTATTCCCAGTGGGAACAGCGCGCGGACGACGCGACGAATATTCCGCGCTATTCCTACGGCAACGAGAAGGTCGGCGGGGCAGGCAACACTGCCAGTGGCTTGTCCATGCTGCTGGAGAGTGCGAACAAGGGCATCAAGGACGCCATTCGCCACATTGACCGGGGCGTCACCAGTCGCGTGATTGCCGCGCTCTGGCTGTTCAACATGCGCTACAGCCCGGACATGTCGATCAAGGGAGACTGCCGTGTGGTGCCGCGCGGTGCCAGCGCGATGCTACTGCGCGAGCAGACTCAGCAGGCCCGCCAGCAGTTCTTGGCTGCTACCGGCAACGAGGCGGACATGCAGATCATCGGCGTGGAGGGTCGCGCGCGGCTTCTTCGCAGCATCGCCGACCAGCTCGACATGCCGGGGCTGGTTCCGGAAGACGACGAGATCAAGGGTCGCGTCGAGCAGCAGAACAAGCAGCAGGGCGAGCAGCAAGCGCAGCAAATGCAGCTGGAGGCCGGCAAGGCTCAGGCGGATGCGGCGAAGAAGCAGGCCGATGCCGGCAAGAGCCAGGCCGAAACCCAGCGGATCCTGCTAGAAATCCAGGCCTTGATGGGCCAACTGCAAGCACTTGGAGGGTTGGGTGGAGCTATCCCAGGAACAATACAAGGCGCTGGCCCGGCTGGAGGCGAACAACAGCCCGGACTGGCAATGCCTCAAGCAGGCGCTGCGCCAGGCTATTGAGACCGAGCGCGATGCGTTGGAGCAATCCAGCTCAACCGAAACCCTGTACCGGCTGCAAGGACGCGCCGGAGCCGTACGCGAACTACTGCTAGCCATTGAGGACAGCAGCGAGATTGCCAGACAGCACTCATAACAAAGCCGCCTACCGAGGCGGTTTTTTTATGGGCGACTGCTCGCCGTGCCTCGGCCAGGCATGGGCGAATCCTGAACCCGCACCGTGAACCCCAGCAAGTCGCTGGTTCACCCCGTTTGGAGAAGACCGCAAATGCTACCCCGCTCAGTGCAAGACCAGGCGAACGCCGCGAAGGCCCTGCAGGACCAGCTGAATCAGCCGGCCGCCGAGGAACCCGAGAATCCCGCTCCCGCAGCGGCTCCCGAGCCTGAACCGCAGCCAACGCCCGCCGAGCCTGCCGCGCAACCCGCACCCGAACCCCAGCCCGAAACCCGGGACGCTGCTTACTGGCGCCACCGCTTCGATGTGCTGCAAGGCAAATACAACGCCGAGGTTCCCGCGCTGCGTAAGGAAATCGCCACGCTGAAAGATCAGCTGGCCGCCGCCGACAAGCAACAACCGGCGTCTGCGGTCCAGCGAGCCCAGGAGGCGATGTCCGACCTGACCGAAGCGGAGATCGAAGAGTACGGCCCGGATCTGGTGAACCTGATCAAGCGTGTCGCCGGCAGCGCCGCCGCCCCAAGCAATAACGGCGACCTGCAGGAGATCAAGAGCGAACTGGGCCAGATGCGTGAAGAGAAGCGACAGGACGCCGAAGCGCGTTTCTGGACTGACCTCGAAGCGCAGGTACCGAACTTCCGCGCCGTCAACGCCGATCCGGCTTTCCATCAGTGGCTTGCCGAGATCGACCAACTGAGCGGCCAGCCTCGCCAGCAACTGCTGGTCGGGGCTCAGCAAGCACTTGATCCCTATCGAGTGGCTGCGGTCTTCAAGTCCTTCGCCGCGGTAGCGCCGAAGGCATCGCAAGAAACCATCCCGGACGAGCTTGTTCAGCCGCGTCAGACACGCTCCGCTGCGCCCGAACCGCAGCAGGGCAAGGTCTGGACGCGCGCTGAAATCAGCGAGTTCTACCGGAACAAGGCGAGCTATCCGAAGGATCAGGCCGCCGCAATCGAAGCCGATATTTTTGCCGCTCAGGCTCAGGGCCGCATCCGCTGATAGCGCCCTGTAACGCCGTGAGGCGTCACGTTCAGGAGTAACACAACATGGCAGGTCCAACCCGCGCCGCTGGCGCACCCAACTACAGCTCGTCCGGCACCGCCGGTTTCATTCCGGAAATTTGGTCCGGGAAACTGGTTGAGAAACTGTACGCAAGCACTTGTTTTGGCGAGATTGCTAACACCGATTACGAAGGCGAGATCAAGAACAAGGGCGATACCGTCCAGATCCGCACCGTGCCGTCGATCACCATCAAGGACTACGAGATCGGTGGCGGCCTCACCTACGAGAAGCCGACCAGCGATAAGGTCGAGCTGCAGATCGACAAGGCGAAGTACTTTGCCTTCGAGGTCAACGACATCGACCGCTACCAGGCCGATATCAAGCTGATGGACGAGTTCTCGGACGACGGCGGCGAGCAGATGAAGATCGCCATCGACACCGACATTCTGTCCCGTCACTACGTCGATGCAGCTGCCGAGAACGCCGGCGCTACTGCTGGCGCCAAGTCGGCCAGCTACAACCTGGGCGCTGCCGGTGCGCCGATCGCGATCACCAAGGAAAACGTCCTCGACGTGCTGGTGGACTGCGGCTCGGTACTCGACGAGCAGAACGTGCCGGAGACCGGCCGCTGGGTCATCCTGCCGGCCTGGATGAGCGGGATGCTGAAGAAGTCCGACCTCAAGGACGCCTCGATCATGGGCGACGCGCAGTCGGTCTTCCGTAACGGCAAGCTCGGCACCCTGGATCGCTTCACGGTGTACATCAGCAACAACATGAGCATCGTCGACGACGCCACCGCGGCGAAGAAGGCGACCAACATCATGTTCGGCCACAAGAAGGCGCTGACCTTCGCCAGCCAGATGACCCAGATGGAGACCCTGCCCAACCCGCAGGACTTCGGCAAGCTGGTGCGCGGCCTCAACGTCTACGGCTCCAAGGTCATCGACCCGAAAGCCATGGGCCACCTGTACGCCGCTCGCGGCTAACCCCTGCAGCAGAGCCGTCTTTCGGGGCGGCTTTGCCGTTTCTGGAGTAACGATTCATGGATCTAGCTGATCTGATTGCAGCGGTGAAGGCCGCAGCAACTAAGGATGCGCTCGAAACGCTGGTGAAGGACGAGCTCTCCCTCGATCTGGACAAGCGTAAAACGCTCAAGGCATTGCGTGCCGAGGTGCTGAAGGGGCTTGGCGAGACTGTGGAAGAGAGTGGCGACGATGATGCTGATGGCAGCGAAACCGGCACTGGCAGTCCTGGCGAAAGTCCGGAGAACGGCACCGCTGCCGCGCAAGCGCCTGAGCCAGCTGCTGCGCCCGCTCCAACGCCTGACCCAGAATCCACTGCTGCTGCGCCTCAGCCGGTCGCAGCGACAACGTCAATCGTCACACCAACGCCAGCATCGGTAACCCCGCCTGCTCTGGACGAAGCGCCCGAACCGGCGATCAAACCCGCCGTAGGCAATCGCCTGCTGCGCCACAAGGTCACCGGCCGCACCGTCCTGTGGACGCCGGCCCTGTCCAAGCTGGCCGACCTGGAAGAGGTATAAGCCATGGCGATCACCACCGTGGGCGAGGTCATCCGGCGCGTGAAGCTGATCTTGCAAGAGGTTACGCAGAACGGCACGCGCTGGACGAACGAAGAGCTGCTGGGCTGGCTGAACGAAAGCTATCAGGCCATTGTGGCGATCAAGCCTGATGCCAGCTCAGTGAACAAGGTGGTCGATTGTGTAGTGGGCTCTCGCCAGGAGCTGCCGGCCGATGGCCACCGCTTGCTCGACGTCGTACGGAACACGGCGGCAGGGTCGAACGGCTACAGCGTGATGAAGACGAGCCGCAACGCTCTGGACGCCACGCGCCGCGGCTGGCACGGCGAAACCCCGAGCGTCACGATCGAGCAGTTCGTGTTCGACGATCATGACCCCAGGCACTTCTACGTCTACCCGCCGGCCGCTGCGACGGCCAAGCTGGAAATCATCTACTCGGCGGTGCCACAGCCGCATGCGAATGCCCAGGCTACGGCCAGTTCTACGGAAGTGATCCGGCTCGGCGATTCGTTCGCGCCTGCCATCGTCGACTACATTTTGGCCCGCGCGTACAGCAAGGACGCTGAGCATGCGGCAAACCTGCAGCGGGCCCAGATGCACAGCAGTTCGTTCGTGAACATGCTGGGCGCCGAGGCTCAGGCAGGGATTGTCTTCAGCCCTAACCGTGAACGGGCCGGTAAGGGTGCGCCCGCATGAGCCTCAATGACTTGGTCGAAAGCCTGATCATCGAGGTGCCGGGCTGCCCCCTGCCGACTATCCGCGACATGCTCCGCTGGGCGCAGCGCGAATTGTGCAGCGAAGGTAACGCTTGGATCGTTAGCGACGGTCCGGCGGTTGTCGGCGCCAATACTCCGTTCGCGGAAGTGGAAGTGCCGTCGGATGCCGAAACGCTGCGAATCGTGCGCCTGCTGCAGGACGGTCGTGAGCTCAAGCCCGGGTTGGACTACCGCCAGACCGGAAGCAATGGCGTGGAGTTTCTGCGTACCACCCCGCAGAGCGTCACGCTGCTTGGCGCGATCGCTTGCCGCCCGGCCTATGGCAAGGACATGCCCGCCGAGCTGATTAGCCGTTGGGCTGAAGCGCTGCTCGATGGGGCCCGCTCGCGCCTGCTGATGCTGCCGCAACCCTGGCGCGATGTGCAGCTGGCCGAGCACAGCCGGCGCAAGTTCTTGGATTACCAGGCCGAAGCGCGTTCCCTGGCCGTCGATGGTTACCAGTCCGGCAGCGTCAGGATGCAAACCCGGCGCTTCATCTGATACCCGAAACACCCCTTGAATCCTGCAAGTCAGCCCGGGAGGGCCACCTATGTCTGCGTTTTCCGATTACCTCGAAAGCACCTTGATCAACGCCACCCTGCGCGGCGGCACCTATACCGGAGGTGGCGTGTACGTTGCGCTGTTTACGGGTGATCCCACTGATGCCGGTACCGGCGCCGAGCTGGTCGACAGCGGTTATGTTCGTCAGCGTGCCCACGCGTCGGTCGCATCCGACGGCTTCACCGTGCCGGCGAACGGATCGACCAGCAACGCCCGCAACCTGATCTTCCCGGCCATCGTCGATGCGCAGAAGACGATCACCCATTGGGGCATCTTCGATGCGCAGAACAGCGGCAACCTGCTGTACCACGCTGCCATGCTCAACCCGAAGACCCTGGATCCGACCGACGTGCTGTCGTTTCCGATTGGCTCCCTGATCATCACGCTGAGCTAAGCCCATGCGTATCGGTCATTCACTATTCGGCGGAGCCGTCGCGGGGCTCGTCATCGCGTCGGGCGTTGCCGCGTGCACGGCCGGCGCATACGCGCAGAACGAGGTCACTCGCCATTTTGAAGGGCAGGCGACTGCTGTTGCGGTTGCAAGTGGCGATTGTCGACGGGTTGCAGGAAATTACCCTGCCACACTGTCATGCAAGGCCGAGGCGTCTGGCGCGGCATCTGTCGACTTCCGCCCCCTGCCTGTAGCAATCGCAGGCTCCGCGCAAGCGGCCGGCGCCGCATCGGTCGAATACTTCGCCTACAGCTTCGGCAATGCCAATGCGCGCATGGATGGCGCTCCGGTTCGGCGGGTCAAGCTGTTCCCGCGTCAGGCGCAAGCGCTTGCGGTTGGGGAGGCGGACGTTCAGACCTGGCAGCTCGGTTATGCGAAACCGGCCATAGGGCGTGCGTTCGGCTTCGGTACGACTTACCACGTTGGGCACGGTTTGGGGCAGGGGCTCGCATCCGGAAGCGGGGCGCCTGCGCTTGAATTGGGCGCAGCCGGTTCTGGGCTAGCACCGGCCAGTGGTTCTGCGCTTGCCGCATTCACCATTGGCGTTGCGGGCATCGGTGACGCACCCGCGGCAGCCATGGGGGACGCGGCTGTTACCCGAGGCGGAGTTCGTGAGTTCGATGCCAATGGCATTGGAGCTGCGACAGTAACGGCCGTGGCGGGTACGGTCGGCATCCACCAGGCTCAAACCGGTCGCGCGGTTGCCCAGATCGTTGCCTATCCCAAATGTCAGATCGGTGGGAAAGGGCGGGCCATGGCGTCGGCTCACGGCGATGGCGATGGGCTGGGAACGGCTACGGGAGCGACCGCTGCGCCAGGTGATACCAGAGCCACGGCAATCGGGGCGGGTCGGTACCTGGCCAATGGGGCGGCAATTGCATCGGCGAAAGCCAGCGGCACCGGTAGTGGTGAGACTCATCAAACACGCGTCGTCGGCAAGCCTGGCAATAGCTCAGCTGTCTGCATCGGCGACGGGGTGCGCGTTGTCGTCGGCGGTGGCAAGGCCGGCAGCGCCGCCAGCATCACCATGATCGTTGGGCGCCGTACCGTCACGGCTGTTCCAGATCGTGTTGCAGCGAAAGCGAACGCGCGATCAGGTGCGACGGGCTTAGCCGTTCAGGGGAAATCAGCAATCGCCAACGCCTTGGTTCAAGGCCAGGGCCGGCGACGCTTGATTGGGGCGGGCGTCGCGTCGGCAGAAGCACATGCGCAGGGCGCAAACCAAATCAACGATCTACTACCGGCACCCGGGGAGCGCACGCATGTGGCTGGCTCTGCTGCCCGGTTGATCGTTATCGGCGAAGAACTGCGGCTGCTGGCCGCGTGAGGATTGTCCGTGACGACATTTACCAAGCAGCCGCGCGACATCCTCGACTACGACGTGGACATGAGCGAGTGGTTCGCATCGATTCCCGGCGATGACATCGAGGGCGTCGCGGTGCTGGTGGCCAGTGCCGCCGAGCCAGTGCCGACGCTCGAAGCCGGGCCTTCGCCGCACCCAGCCATTGTGCTGATAGGCGCGAACCCTGTGCGCTTCAAGCTCTGGCTAGGTGGCGGCACGCAGTACGTGGATTACACGGTGACCTGCATCGTCACGACTGAGCAGGACCGCACGAAAGAAATCGAATTTAAGATCAAGGTGCGCGACAAATGAGCAGCTTTGAAAACTTCGTTCAATGTCGAATTGTCACGCCGCTGGCCGCCTCGGCAACAGATGTCGCACTTTATGCTGCGGTAGCGCCGTACAGACTGCCACCCGAGGCTGGCGGCGTGCTAGTGCTTACGGATAGCCCCGGCAACCCGAGCGTTGTCGAGGTCATCCGCTACAGCCATCGGACCGGTCTGGCGCTGTATGGGCTGCAGCGTGGCCAAGAAGGCACGACCGCTCGTGACTGGACTGGCCCCGTTTTCTGCTACCAGGCACTGATGGCAGGCGACTTCCAGTCGATTCTCGATGAGCTAAATGCGGGTATCGATGGCAAGGTCGACAAGGCTACTGGCCAGTCGCTGATGACGGATGCCGAGCGGACCAAGCTGTCAGGCATCGCTGCGGGCGCGCAGGTCAATACCATTACCTCTGTGGCTGGCAAAACTGGTGTCGTCGCCCTGGCGAAAGGTGATGTTGGGCTGGCTAACGTCGACAACACCAGCGACGTGAACAAGCCGGTATCGACTGCCCAGCAGACAGCGCTGGATGGCAAGGTCGGCACAGGTGATGCCCGCCTGACCGATACCCGCGAGTGGACAGCCACCACGGTAGCTCAAGCGGAAGCTGAAGCAGGCACAGCGACAACACGGCGTGCGTGGACAGCCCAGCGTGTACGTCAAGCCGTCGCCGCCTGGTGGGCTGCCAGCGCCATGAAGACCAAGCTCGATGGCATAGCGTCCGGCGCTACCGCTAACGCTACCGATGCCCAGCTGCGGGACCGTGAGACCCATACCGGTACGCAGGGTGTGGGGACGATTACAGGACTAGGTACTGCTGCTACTGCGAATGTTCAGACCGGCCCGGCCGACACAACTGCCGGGGCGCTGATGGCGGTGGGGGCGTTTGGATTGGGCGCCGCAGGAATAAGCATACCGACCACGGAAGTGTTTCAAGCGCCGGGCGAATACAGCGGCGAGCTGACCGTAACTGGCGTGCCGGCAGGGGTGGGCGGGCGTAGCCAACAGAAGTTTATAGGCACCCCGACCTATGGAATGCAGCTGCTTTTCAACGTAAACGATTCTGACACTTCCAATCCTAACGCTATCTGGTTCAGGCACTGGCGTGGGGGGTCGCCGGTAGGCAACTTCAAGCGGCTTGTGCATTCGGGCAACATCCTCGGCACCGTCTCCCAATCCGCTGGCATCCCCACGGGCGCGATCATCGAGCGCGGCAGTAATGCGAATGGGGAGTACGTCAAGTGGGCTGACGGCACTATGGAGTGCCGATATACCGAGAGCACGGTGAGAACCGCATCCAAGCAGATTAGCGGGACCACCACATACAACACAGGTGCGGTTGCCTTCGTTTTTCCCGCTGCATTCGCAGCAGCGCCTACTGTCTCCCCTCACTTTTATAGAGAGGTGGGCGCAATTTGCCACGGCGCAACAACCAGAGGTGATGCAGGGCTTACCACATCGGGCGTAGAGCTGATTGGATTCGTCAGTTCAACATCCGGCACGTCGACAGGTCGCCTCGGGTACGTCGCCCGCGGGCGTTGGTTCGTATAAGGAGCACTCAATGCACATCACCCTATCCCCCGTCCGCCTAGACGAAACCCTGACCGCCTCCCTCACCGGCGACGTGCTGACCCTCAACGGCCAGCCCTTCGATTTCACTCAGCTTCCCGAAGGCGGCACGCTGCCTGCTGACGCCATTGCATCAGAATGGATCGTCGGTCCCGTATCGCGCATCAACGGCGAGCTGCGCCTGACCCTGCGGCTTCCTTATATCTCAGACGGAAGTCACTTTGCGCCTGAGCCGATCCACGTAACCGAAGACGGCCCTATCCCGCTGCCGCTCGACCCTGAGCCGGAGCCAGAAGTAATCGAAGAACCCGTTGTGGAAGAAGGGGTAATCGAAGCATGAGCATCGACTGGAGCCAACTGATCACCGCCGAAGACAAGACGGCACAGGCTCGACAAGCTCTTGTCGCAGATATCGCGGCGCGCCGGTGGCAAGCTGAGACGGCAGGCATCACCGTCAATGGCATTGCGATCGACACAGGGCGCGACAGTCAGGCACTGATCACCGGCGCCGCGGTATCCGCCATGCTGGATTCTGCGTATGCCCTTCGCTGGAAAACCCCGGCCGGCTTTGTTGATCTGGAAGGCCAGCAGATCATTGCGATGGCCACTACCGTTCGCGCCCATGTGCAGGCCGCGTTCGATCGAGAGGCAGATTTGCTGCAGGCACTGGCAGACGGCACCTTCCTCGACAAAATGCTGGAGGAGGGCTGGCCCGGTGCAGGGCGTGGCTGATGTTGGTCGCCATCAGTATTGGCTAAATCGCGGTACAACAAGGGGAGAAATGAGCTGGCGCGGCACCTACGGCTCGAAACGGTGAGGGAGCGAAACATCTGCGTCCAGGGACGTCCCCTCAACCCTGGGGCTTGTGTTGGTCTACAGCTAAAGCTGCCAGCAGCACGTTACATAGCACCAGATAGCCCTCTGCATGGCCGATGTCTTCATCAAAAAGCGGCTCCCCGTCTTCGTTGAGGAAGACGCCTTGGCGGTCCACCAGGAAGCTGCCAATGCCCGCAAGCTTTGCGCTTAGCTCGTCGAGCTTACGCACCAAAAGCCGTCCGACTACCTGCCCTTCATGCATCGCCTGGGTTAGCTGCACTTCAACGACTATCCCATAGGGTTGGGTGCCCAGCTTGATCAGCGCTTGCGTCTCATCGTAGGTGGCCGGCACCTTCAAGTACATCAAGCCAGTACGGTTCCAGCTGTCGGCCATATCCGCGAAACGGTTCGTGATCATTGCCCAGCAGCTTCGGTGTTTATTGAGCAGCCGGGTGGCTTGATCAGTGTCGTTTATCAGTGATGTGAACATCGGAAGATCCCTCGTTAGTTACAAATTGAGAATTCTACGCACAGCGCATACGCAATTCACTGACAGCCCGCACGGGCTTTTTTTTGCTTGGAGAAAACCATGAGCCTTGGCCAGAAACAGCGACAGTTCACCCGCCTGATCGGCTTACTAATTGAGTACGCCTACCAGCAGGGCTACGAGCTGACCTTCGGCGATGCTTACCGTGACCCGCGCGTGCACGGCCAGGTTGGCGAAAAGAAGTCGTATAGCTCTGCCGTCAGCCTGCATAAGGAGCGCTTGGCCGTGGATTTCAACCTGTTCAAGGATGGGCAGTACCTAACCCGGAGCGAGGATTACGCCCCGCTCGGGGAATACTGGGAGTCGCTTGGCGGCACCTGGGGCGGTCGGTTCAACGACGGCAACCACTTCAGCCTCGAGCATGGTGGCCGGAAATGAAGATTGCGTTGGCCGGTTTCCGCGGTGAAATGCCCATCGTGGATGAACGCCTGCTGCCGGAGCAGAACGCACAGGTCGCCCGCAACGTCTATCTTCGCCGGGGCACCCTCAAACCGGAGCGCGCACCGGGCCCGATAACCGGGCTGCCCAATGTCGTGGCTCCGTCGTCGCTATACCGCTACCCGAACGGGAACAATGGTGCCGGCTTCTGGATGATCTGGGGCAACGGCAAGCCGGTGCATGCCGTGAAGTCGCCGTTGGCTGATGACGCCTGGCAGCGCGTCTATTGGACTGGCGACGGAACGCCGAAGATGGGCGGCATCGCTGAAATCACCGGCGGCGCGCAGCCTTTCCCTGCGCGGAGTTTCCGCCTTGGCATTCCGGCGCCGGCCGCAGCACCCGTGGTCGCCGCGCCGACCGACCGTGTATCCGACGATGAGCAACCGCTGACCGCGGTGCAGACGTCCTATGTGGTGACGCTGATCAGCCGCTTCGGTGAGGAAGGGCCGCCGAGCTTCGCCAGTACACCGATTATCCGCTGGGATATGGTCGACGATGCTCCTGCGGGCGGTTCGGTGAACCTGAGCCTGCCGGCCATTCCGAGCGGCGCGCACGACATCATCACCAAGCGCATCTACCGCGCCGAGTCGTCTGGCGTGTTCCAGCATGTCGGCGATGTGCCGGCGGCGCAGGGCTCGTTCACCGACGCGGTGCCGAGCGAAAATATCGGTGTCTCGCTGCCCTCGCTGGAATGGGATATGCCGGATGACCGCCTGGTGGGGCTGACCGCGCTGCCGGGCGGCTTCTTGGCCGGCTACTTCGGCAACACGCTGTGCTTCAGCGAAGCCTTCTACCCGCACGCCTGGCCCGTCGCGTATCAGCTCGCCTTCAGCGAGGACATTGTGGGCGTCGCTGCCGTGGCGGGCGGCCTGGTGGTCGCCACCAATGGGCGCCCGCACATGATTACCGGCTCGTCGCCGGCGGCCATGGCCGATATGCACCTGGACGAGGATCAGCCGTGCGTGTCCGGTCGCTCGCTCGTGGACATGGGCGAATATGCCGTTTATGCCTCACCCAATGGCTTGGTAGCGGTCGGCGGAGGATCCGCGCAGCTGCTGACCAAGACCATGATTTCCAAGGAGCAATGGAAAGCGCTCAAGCCCGAGACGATCCACGCCTATCGCCATGATGGCCGATACCTCGCGTTCTATCAGAGCGGATGCTTCGCGTTCACCCCAGGCGAGGGCTTCGAATTCTTCGACGTCAGCGCCACGGCCGGCTGGTACGACTTAGACAAGGATCAGCTGTGCCTGATTCAGGGGAACAGCATCACGGCCTGGGGAAGCGGCGCGGCAATGACGCTGCGCTGGCGCTCGAAAGTACATGAGATAGCGCCCGGAAGTGGCGGATTTTCATGCGCAAAGGTGATTGCTCGGCAGTACCCGGTTACGCTACGCCTGATTGCTGATGGGGTGACGATGCTGGAGCTACCCGTGGCCAGCCGCGACCTGTTCCGCCTGCCGGCTGGCTACGCGCTATGCCGGGACTGGGAGGTCGAGGTGGTCGCCGCGTATGAGGTACAGTCCGTCCAGATCGCTTCCTCGCCCAGCGAGATCGTCTGACCAATCTATCGCCTGCCGGGAGGCACCGATGACCACAAGACGCAAGACGCTACCGGCGCTGTCGCCGAAGGCGCCGGCTGAACTCCGCCCGTTGTTCGCGGCCATGGCCGAGATACTAGAAACGGGTGAGGGGGTGCGCGGTGACAAGCTCGACCGCAAGCTCACGCTGCGTGACCTGCTCGACGGCGGCTTGGCCAAGCTGCGCGTGCCAGGCAATCCGGATGCCGGCCTAACCCAGCCCGCCGGCCCGCAGGACATGAGCGTGCCGCCGCGGCCGATTGGTTTCGCGGCGGATGGCAGTTTCTTCGGGATGATTCACCTGACATGGGAGCGCCCGCAGGAGCAGTACAACAACCACGCCTTCACCAATATCTACCGCAGCGAAGAGGACAACTTCGCCACGGCGCAGATCATCGGGCGCGAGGCCGGGATGTTCTACAGCGATGTGGTGCGCAACGACACGATTGCGGTCGATGACCCGCTGAGCCTGCCGGGTTACTACTACTGGATCACCTTCAGTTCGACCTCCAACATCGAGGGGCCGCCGAACTCACCGAACGGCACCTTTGCCCAGCCGCTGCCCGATGCGGCGTATCTGCTGGGGCAGCTGTCCGGTCAGTTGGGCGAGTCGCAGCTCGAGCAAGGGCTGCGCACCCGAATCGACCTGATCGATGCGCCGGCGTCCGTCTCCGGATCGGTGGCCGCTCGTGTGCAAGGTGAGCGCACCGAGCGAATCCAGGCGGACGAGGCCCAGGCTCAAGAAATCAAGACACTCTACAGCCGGTACGAGGATGCAGCCGCCGCGATACAGCGAGAGCAGACAGCTCGGTCGACTGCTGACGAAGCCTTGGCGCAAAGCGTCGAGACGGTGCAAACGACCGTTGGTAAGAACACCGCGAGCATCCAGCAGCATTCGAAGAGCATCGACGGGCTCTCGGCCCAGTACAACCTGAAGCTGGATGTGAACGGTTACGTATCCGGCTTCGGTGCGGTTAACGATGGCGCGACCGCAGACTTCGCGGTGCTGGCCGACCGCTTCTGGATCGCACGGCCTGGCGCCGCAGCGTCAGCGGTGAAGCCGTTCATGGTCATTGATGGAAAGGTCTACATCGACAGCGCTTTCATCCGCGACGCATCGATCCAAGAGGGCAAGCTCGGGCCCATCACCTTCGGCAAGATCTTCGATGCCGCCGGCAAACCGATCACCACGCTGGCGGGCAAGCTGCGGGCCGACATGCTCGATGTCGACAGTCTGCGCGTCGGGGATGCGAACATCAGCGGAGTGCTCAAGTCGAGCGCCACCGATGGGCACGGGCGCCCGCGCTGGCAATTGGACAAGGCCGGCGGATTTCAGATGAATGGGGGCGGCACTGGCGGTCGCATGGAGCTGCAGGAAAACCTCATTCGCATGTGGTACCCGAACGGCAGGCTGCTGCTGCGCATGGGGAACTGGTGATATGCCTAGTGGCCTCGAAGTGTACGACCCAGCCGGCAATCTGATCATGGATGGCACGGGCCGCTACGGTCGGATCATTGACATCTTTCAGCCGAACTTAGGTGCGGGCAGCAAAGCCTATCCGGACATCGATCCAGACTCACTGGATTTCGTATACTTCCAGGGCGACGAATGTGCGTTGTCCGTTTGGAAAGACGGCCAGAGCATCAAATGGAACCGCAAGAGTAGCTACTACTCGGGCGGCTTCCGTGGCGCCAGGCAGCTGATTGTGGTCGCGTTCTGATGCCTGGCTTCGAGATATTCAACGACGCCGGCTACAAGATCGCTGGCAACGATTATCCGAACCTGGTGCTGTACGGAAAAGGGCAGCTCACCACCACTGATTTCAACATCAATGGGCCTGGCTTCGACGGGCGTTCATATATCGGCAGTGCCGTTGTTCCTGATGATGGCGGAACAGTGCGGTTCTACCGCTCGATATCCGGGCATCACATGGTCGAGCAAGGAGGCCGGATATTTTCGGAGTCACGCGGGGCGCTGTTCGAGTACTACTCCTTCGGGCCGGTGGTAGCTGACGAGTCCAGTGGCGGCTTCGAGTTGTACAGGGAGGACGGCCAGTTGATGTTCTGCACCGCACGTCCGTTCCTGCGCCTGGCAGGGGTGTACGTCGACACGAGAAAGCCGGACAACCCTGAGGTTATGAATGCATCCGGGTACGCTTTCACAGCGAAGACAGCTTTCGCTCAGGGTACAAGGAAGTTCGCTTTCCAGTTCTCTAATGCACACCTGCAATATCGCCTCTACCGCTTTGCCGATCGTCCTTACAGCGTTAGCTATGAGTACGTCCGCGCGGCTGCGCTCATGGCGGACGGCACTTTCAAGTGTCGCTATCTCAACCGCTACAACTGGACGCATTCGATCGAGCGTCGGCGAGTCTGGGAAGTAGCCAATGGTGATGCTCCCCAGCGAATGTTGATCGCTGATGTAACCGGTCTCTGATGCTCTGCATAGTGGCGCTGCGCTGCTATCATCCACTTCATGTCATTGTCGGGAGACAACGATGCCACAGCCCAATGAGCGGGCGTTTCTTCAGCATGTGCTGAAAGATAACGCCGCGGCGATTCTTTTCTGCGAGGCGCTATTCCGCGTGTCGCAAGTTCTTGATGACCTGATTGACGGCGACAAGCCCGTCACTGGTGATGCGATCTACCGCGCCTTCTGGGAAGCGATGATCGATATTCCTTCGAACACCTTTTACCGCGCCCATGAACCGACGCTGCGCCCGCTCATGGCTGCCGCCCTGCAGGACTGGCGCGACAGCGTGACGCTGGAGCGTGACGGCGACAGGCACGGTCGCTCGTTGGCCTTTGTCCTACGCGACCAGCTGACGAGCCTGGTCGTTCAGTGTGCCGGCCTGATTGGCGGCTTCGCCTGGATGCAGCAGGTGTCGGTTGAAATTCGCCGGCATTTCCATGAGGAGAAGCTGGACGACTACCTGAACGAATTCAAGACAGGGAGGGCCGATCCATGAGCGGCGGCGGTGACAGCGACAACACGGTCAAGGACACCCCAGAACAGCGCTATGCGGCGCAGGTGGCTGCGGAGAAATGGAACTTCGCCCAGAGCAACCTCGCCCCGCTGGAAGACCAGTACATGGCCAACGTCGAAGATATGGATTCGGCGGGGCGCATGAGCTACATCCGCGGCCGGACCAATCAGGCGTCCATGGATAACTTGAGCCAGGGGCTGCAGCAGGTCGATGCGCAACTGGGGCAGGCCGGTATCAACCCGAACAGCGGGCGCTGGCTGGGCACCCAGACGGACTTCGCCGAGCAGAACGCACAACAGGGCGGCGAAACTATGGGGCGGGCTCAGTTTCAGCAGCAGGCGGAACAGGTCAAAGGCCTGCAGAACATCGTCGCCATGGGCTCCGGCGAATCGACCCAGGCGCAGGCCGGCTTGAGCGATATTGCCGCGACTTCGGCAGCCGATGCGCGCAGTGACGCCGCCAACAACTTCAATCGGCGCAGCGCCAATCTGCAGCTACTCGGTACTGCGGTAGGTGCTGCAGCCAACTACGGGATGAACAAATTCAGCGCAGCGCCTGCTGCGGCTGGCGCCGGCTCCAGCGCCGGGCTTTCCGGTTTCGACAACGGCTACGGGCTCAGTAGCGGTTCCGTCAACGGCCTGAGCTACGGAGGCTGATATGGCACTTTACATCGACGCGAACGCCGCGCTGCAGGGTGACCAAGGCGCCTCGAAAGTGCTCGGCCAGTTATACCGGGCCCAATGGGACGACTGGAAAACCCGTTTCAGTCCCTACATCGAACAGTTGGCCGATATCGCCAAGGACGAAACCTACGCCGCCAGGCAGGGCGCGGGTGCTGCTGCCGCGGTGAATACAAGCTATGCCAACACAGCGCAGGGCTTGCAAACGCAGCGTACCGGTATGGGCATCAATCTGACCGATGCACAAAAGACCGCCGAACAGCGGCAGCTGTCTCTTGGCCAAGCCGCGGACGGCGCCTCGGCCTATAACGAGGCGAAGATCTCCGCGCGCGATATGCAGGACCAAATTCTCGCCGGCGGTTTCGGTTTATCGAATCTCCCAACAACCGGCCAGCAGCAGGGGTAGAGCTATGTCATACGGATTGCTCGGTTTGAAAAACCAGATGCAAGGCGAGGCGCTTCGGGGCTTGCAGGATCTGGACAAGCAACAGCAGCAGAACAAGATGTTCGAGGAACAGGCCGATCAACAGCAAAAGGCTCAGCGCAAGCAGTCGCAGGTCGGCATGGCCACCAGCGGCGCGATGATGGGCGCCCAGGTCGGCGGGCCCGTTGGCGCCGTTGTCGGCGGTGTCGTTGGGCTTGTCGCCGGCTCGTTCATGTAACAGCGCCTTCGGGCTCACATATTGCCGGGAGGCAACATGGCAGGACTTGATACGCGCGGGGCCTTCGATGGCTTAGTGCAAGGCTTCAACATGATGGACGCCTATAACCACCGGAAGGCGTCCAGCGCACGCGCTGATCAGCAGGTACAGATGCAGCAGCGCGGGCTTGATATGCGCGAGCAGGAGTTTGCTGCGCAGCAGGATGATCGCCAAAAGCAGCAGGACCAGCAGCAGATCGCGCAGTTCTATACCGGCTGGGCCAGCGGCATCGATGCGCCCATCACCCCAGAGCTCGAGCAGGCGTTCGAGCGCAACAAGCTGGCTGACCCGCGTCACCTGTTCCGCCCTGAGACCGAAGCGGCTGTGCAGTACGCCGACAAACTGGCCAAGGGTGAGGGTTCGCTGTTCAGCAAGCAGACCGTAGACGCCATGAACGACTTCTATGCGCCGCGCGTCAATCGCGGAAACGGTGGCAAGAAGCGCCTGGCTGGCATGTATCCCGGGCAGAAGGATGGCTCGTTTGTTTTCGAGTTGGAGGTCGAGGACGAGCAGGGCAATAAGCGTCTGGCACCAATGACGGTGAACCGCGGCCTGGAAGGCGAAGACGACGAGGTCGCGCAGTACGAGATCGATCAGGCGATCGGCCCGGTGATGGGCGCGAAATCGATCTATCAGGCGCTCGGCCAGAACCGCGACAAGATGCTGGGCTACTTGCGTAGCTCCGGTTATCTGCCCAAGGAAGCCGAGAAGTGGGAACGGGTCGAAGGCCCAGACGGCGCAATCCTACAGCGCAATACCGCGACCGGCGAAATGAAGAGCGTCGTGGGGCGGAAGTCAGCCGGTGCCGGCGGAGCTTATGCGCCGAGCAGCGACGTGAAGACCCTCGAATATCTCAAAGCCAACGGTATGAGCGACCAGCAGGCCCGTGACGAACTGGTGCGTCTCAAGCGTGGCGGCAGCGACAGCAGCATCAGTGCTGGCGACCGGTACCGGGTGACCTTCCTCACCAACCAGATCAAGGAAATCGACTCCCAGCTCGAGGCCTTTCCAGATCCAGAAGCGGAAGCAGCGTTGCGTCAACAACGCGAGCAGCTTGTTCAGGCGCGGCAAGGGCTCGCCAGCGATCTGGGCCTTGCCGGCGTTCCTGGTCAGCAGCAAGCCAGGCAAGAGCCCAAGCCTTCACAGCCGCAGCAGGGGCCGAAGGTCGGCCATGTCGAAGACGGCTACGAGTTCCTCGGTGGCGACCCTGCGGACCCTGAAAACTGGAGTAAGAAGTGATGGCGGGTCCTTGGGAGAAATACCAGCAGCAACCCGCTATTGACCAGCCGCAGCCAGAGCAGGCCGGGCCATGGGCCAAGTACCAGACAGCGGAGCCAGTCGAGTCGGCCAACGATGCGGCAGCCGAGCAGAGCGGCATCGAAGCCATGGACTATGGCAAGGAGATCGCGGGTGGCGCGTTGGTAGGCACCGGCTCGGTCGTCAGCGGTTTCGGCGATCTACTGACTACGGCGGGAAATGCGGTTGAGCGAGGCGCCCGTGCGGTATTGCCCGCCGGGGCAGTGGATGCGCTGAAGAGCATTCCGGCACCGAGCGACTTGCTGTTTCGTCCGGCAGGTCGCCAGATCGACGCAGCGGGTAAGCAAATTCAGGCCACCAAGACCGAGGCGGCCAAGCAAGCTCTGGAAGCCAGCACGCCACAAGGTGACGTGCTCGATCCGTCCAGCTGGAGCATGGGCGATGATCCGTCCCTCGCCGGCTACGGGCTGCATGGTGCGAACCTAGTGGGCCAGTTCGTTCCTCAGGCCGCTGCGCTGGCAATCCCCGGCGGTCAGGCGCGCATGGCAGGAATGGCGAGCGTTGGTGGACTACAGGCGGGCGGGGCCGCTGGCGATGAAGTGGAACAACGCCTTGCGGCCATGCCGGACGCCGAGCTTCAGCAGGCGTCAGAACTCTACCGCGAGCTTCGCGCGGGCGGCGTGGAAGAGGCGGATGCTCGCGCCCATGTTTCTGCTACCGCACGCGCTGCCGCGTTCCAGGGCGCGGCTCCGGTTGGCGCGCTGGGCGGCGCAATGACGAACTATGCGCTTGGCCCGCTACAACGCCAGATCGGCGGCGGCGTCGGTCGACGGCTGGCTGGCGGCCTGGCACTGGATGCTCCCGCTGAGGGCGCGCAAGAGGTGGGCGAATCCGTCGCGGCCCGCGCTGCGACGAACCAGGTAATCGGCGAGCAGCGCTCCCTAACCGAAGATACCTTCGGCGACGCCGTGCTGGGCGCCATGGGTGGCGCAGGCCATGCGACCCTTGGCGCAGCGCTGGGCCGTCCGCAGCCGGTGGCGCGCCCTGCCGATCCTGCTGCAGAAGCCGACGCTACCTTCGACGACACCCCCCAAACTGCTGCGCTGCCGGCGCCGGGACTGCAGGGCCTGCCATCGCCCGAACCGACCTTTTACGCCGACAGCCAGGGCAACGTCCAGAACGTGGGCCCGGTGCGCAACGTCGACGGTGAGATGCAGCCCGACCAGCAGGGGCGCCAATGGATCAATCCGCGCAACCGCGCTGATCGCCCGGTGGGTGGCGAAGGCATGGAGCGCCAGGTGCCACACGGCGAGCCAGCACCGCTTGAAGGCCAGTTTCAGCACGGGAGCCGTCAGCGGATAGCTGAAACCGCCCCCCCGAAAGGCCAGACCCTGGAAGGCAAAACCCAGCAGACAGCCTTGCCGGCGCCCGAGGCCATCGTGGTCGACGGTCAGGGCATTGCGCAGCGTGGCGCGACGGCGCCGCAGGTCTTTGAGCGCCCGCTCGCAGGCGGCCGGGGCATGGACCAGCAGGCGCCGACCGCCATCCGCCGCGATGACGACTTCGAGTTCATCAACCGCACCAATGGCGAGCCGTTCCAGGCGCACGGCGCAGCGAAGGCCAGCAAGGCGTTCCGCGAAGCTAAGAGGGCAGGCCGTAACCCTACGGTCGCCAAAGTCGATGGCGGCTTTGCCGTGCGCGTGCCGGCAGATCCCAAGCGCTACCAGATGCGCCCTTTCGATCAGGCGGCGCATGAGGCGGCAACTTCTCCGAACAACGACCTGCCTGCCCCGACGCCGGCACAGATCGAGGCCGGCAACTACAAGAAAGGGCGCGTCCGCGTTCAGGGGCTGGATATCTCCATTGAGAATCCAAGGGGCTCCGAGCGCAGCGGTACCGGGCCGGACGGCACCCCGTGGCGCCGAACCATGAGCGACCACTACGGCTACATTAAGCGCACCACTGGCGCCGACGGCGAGCAGGTCGACGTCTACGTTGGGCCGCAGCAGCACAGCGACCAGGTATTCGTTGTCGACCAGCTCAATCAGCAGGACGGAAGCTTCGACGAACATAAAGTCATGCTGGGCTATCCCGACCAAGCGACAGCGGTGCAAGCGTACAGCGCCAACTTTGACGAAGGCTGGCAGGTCGGCCCGGTTACTGCCATGCCGGTGGCCGAGTTCAAGTCGTGGCTGAAAGGCGGTGCGCTTTCCAAGCCGCTCGCTCTGCCGAGCCCAATCGCCCAGCCAGCGGCAGCCGCTGCTGCGACGAAGGAGCCGCAGGAAAAGCCCAAACCAAAGGGCGTACGGCGCGCCGTGGATCGCGACCGCGATAGCGTGGTGCAAGCAGCCATTCGTCTCGGCGGCATCACCAACCAGTGGAAGCAGGACACAACTGGCGACACCAAGGGCAACAAGAACATTCCAGGTGTCGGGGCGCTATGGAGCGACAACACCGGTACCAGCCTGGATGACATGGCATCGCTGCTCGACCAGCACGGCTATGTGCCAGCCGGCGAAATGGACCGAGACGGCGGCGTGAGCTGGCTGCAGGACGCCTTGCGAGATGAACTGGCTGGCAGAAAAACACACTATGCGCCAGACTCTGCACGGCAGTTGGAACAGTACGAGCTGGAAATGCTCGAGCGCATAAACGAGCAGTTGGCCGCTGAGCGTGATCAGCTCGAAACTGAATACGCCCGCATCGAGGCCGAGTACGGCGCTGAGGCTGCGGCACACGCAAGATCGCAAGACGCTGCTTTCGACGAAGACGCATTAAGGTATGAGGAGTTCATCTCTGATGAGCCAGAAAGAACCGAAACCTTCATTGACGGAAATCCGCTCGATGAGGACGCAGCCGTCCGGCGAGATGACGAGGTACGGGCAGCTGATGCAGCAGAAGCTGGACCTGCTGGACAAGATCGCGGCACGTCGTTCAGCCTCGAACAGCAAACCGAAGCAGGACTGAAAGAGCAGGCGGAGCGCAACGCTGCCGCCGAGAAGGCTCGCGCCGATCAGGAGCGCGAGACCGAGCAAAAGGTTCAGGCCGACCGCGACCGCGAAGATTTCACCCTGACCGGCTCAGACCGGATATCCGACGTTGCCGCCGCGCGCGGGCAGAACGATATGTTCGGTGCCCAGCCAGCCACTCCAGCCAGCAAAGCGAAAGAACAAGCGACCCAGCTGGCTAAGAAGCCGAGCCCTGCAAAACCCACTGCCGAGCCCAAGCCCGTCAAGGTCGAAGACTTCGGCGAGAAGCTGGGTGGCGCCCGCAAGGATGAGCTGCGCGGCGTGCGCGAGCGCTTGGACAACATGGACGACCAGAGCATTGCGAACAGCAAGCTCAGCGAGCTATGGCCAAAGGGCGAGATTGACCGCATAGAAGACAGCTTCCACGCGGCTGCTTACCAGACCGTGCGGGACTTCATCCCCACCAAACCCCGGGCTTCGTACAGGATTGCCGGCTGGGTGAACAAAGTGAAGGCGGCGCGCGAGCTGCTTGCGGAGCTGTCGCGGATGGGCGGCGACTCGACGGTCGCCAAGATGCGAGCGTTCAGCCCTTCGCTGCGGTCGGTGGCCGACAAGATCGAGTTGCTGATGGGTATCGATCGCTCGCAGTGGGGGCGGATCGGGCGAGTAAGCATGGCCGTCGGTAGCTTCAGCAAGGATGGGCAGATGGTACCGGGCTCCTGGGCAGAGGTGGAAATCGACGGCCGAGGTAAGCACTTCTACGGCAAGGGTTCGATTGCTGAGGCGATGAATGACATTCGTTTGGCCCTGAATCTCAACTCGGCGCCCGAGAAGAAGATGCAGTTCGACGTCTATTCGGACCGCGCGACTGGGGAGGTCTTCATTGCCAAAAGCGGTGACCGAGAAACCCGCCGGCTGGCAACATTCAAGAACGTGGCAGAGGCCAGGGACCACATCGCCAACGAACATGACAGTTTGGTCGCAGCGTGGGACGCGGTTAAGAACCGCGACAACGTGACCAAGGCGGATATGCGCCGCAGCTTGAACGAGGTCCGCACAGGTGCCGACCACCGCGGCGGGGCGGACATCACGCCCGAACAGTTCCTTGAGGCGTTTGGGTTCAGGGGCGTCGAGTTCGGTAACTGGGTTGCGCAGGGTGATGGCAGCAAAGGCCGCCAGGGCATGCTCAATGACGCCTACGATTCCTTCATGGATCTGGCCGAAGTGATCGGCGTGCCGCCAAAGGCGCTGAGCCTTGAAGGTCGCCTGGGCATTGGCTTCGGGTCGCGCGGGCGAGGCCGTGCCAGCGCTCACTTCGAGCCGGGCACCGTCGTCATCAACCTGACCAAGACCAAGGGTGCGGGATCGCTGGCGCACGAATGGTTTCATGCGCTCGACAACTATTTCGCCGGCAAGCGTGGCGAGAGTGATGCCGGAAAGGTGCGTGAAGCCTCCTACATCACGTACCGCCCAGAACCGATGCTGGTGAACAAGAAGTATCCGGCGCAGCGCATGACCCGCGCCAAGCTGGACATGTACCAGGCGAATCATCCGAACGCACCGCTGTACGCTGAGGCGAACTGGACCTCCGATCCCACCCACCCCGAAGGCGTTCGACCGAAAGTCGAGAAGGCCTTCGCCGAGCTGGTTGCCACGCTCGACCAGTCGCCGATGGCGAAACGCTCGGCCGTTCTGGATAAGGGAGCCGCAGATGGGTACTGGTCGCGCATCATCGAGCGCGGCGCTCGCTCCTTTGAAACCTACGTGATTGCGAAGCTGGCCGATCGCGGCTATCGCAATGATTACCTGGCCAACGTGCGCAGCCTCGAAGAGTTTTCGCGCAGTCAGGATCGGTACCCGTACCTGACCGCTGACGAGCAAGGCCCCGTCAACGAAGCCTTCGACAAATTGTTCTCCACCATCGAAGCCCGCGAAACGGACGCAGGCGTCAGCCTTTACCGGCTGGGCGAAGGGTCTGGAGCGAAGGCCCAACATGTAACGGATGCGCTGTCGGGGGTTGCGGAACTTGCCGGCGTGAAGGTCGTGCAGACGTTCGATGATCTTCCTCTGTCAGCGCGGATCCGAGCCAAGCGTGACGGCATCGCGCCGGATGAGCTGCGCGGGATTTACAGCAGCGGGGCGACTTATGTTGTCGCCGGCAACCATGCCAGCATTGCCGACGCGGTCTTTACGGCCGTGCACGAAGAAGTCGGCCACCGCGGCATTCATGGCCTGCTAGGCGACCAACTGGACGCAACCATGGAGCGGTTGTATGCCAGCCAGGCAGCAACGGCCAAGGGCCGCCAGCGCATCGCGCAGATTCGCCAGGCTTATGCCAAGGTCCTGAAGAAGCTCGATGCCCGCAAGCAGCGATTGATGATCGCCGAGGAGATGGTTGCGCACCTGATCGAGGATGGTGAGCGGCCTACCGCGCTGCAACGTGTACTGTCGAAGGCCCGCGAACTGCTGCGCGCACTCTTCCCGCAAGTGCCGTGGACCTACACCGATATCCTTGCGCTGGGCGAGCAGTCCCGTCGCTGGCTGCGCGAGAGTCAGGCCGGGGTTACCAAGGACGAAAGCACCCGCTACGCCTTGGCTGGCAAACGACAGCATACCTCCGAGGCATTCACCGACCTGACCGCCAAGCAGAAGGAAGCGCTGAACAAGATCGCGCCCCGGACTGCCAAGCAGCAGGCGATCGATTGGTTCCGCCAGCACTCAGACCGGGCGCTACTGAAGATCCGTCAAGGCCTTGTCGACCGCTACGCGGCACTGCGCGAGCTGGACGAGGCGGCACACGGCAAGGATGTGCTGAGCACCGACATTGCCAGCAGCGCTTGGGTGCTGGCGCGCATGTCGTCGGCGGCCAGCGGCGCACTGCATGCCATGCTTAACAACGGACGTATTTACCTGGACCCGCAGCAGAAGGTGATCGACATCCAGGATGGCGAGGCGCTGGGCCTTGGGTCGACGCTGGCGCGCCTGGGCTCCGCAGCGGAGATCGAGCGCTTCATGGGCTGGATCGCCGGCAACCGCTCCGCCAAGCTCGCGGCCGAAGGCCGGGAAAACCTGTTCGACGCCGCCGAGATCGATGCGCTGCGCACCCTCAATAGCGGCACGACTGAGCATGGGAAGGCGCGCGGCGCGCTCTATGCTGAAGTGTTTACCGAGTTCCAGCAGTACCGGGACGACGTGCTGGTGATCGCCGAGCAGACCGGCGTGATCACGCCTGAAAGCCGCGCACTCTGGCGCGACGAGTTCTACGTGCCGTTCTACCGCGTGATGGATGAAGACGGGCCTGCCGGCCCGATGGCATCAAAGGGGCTGGCCCGCCAGGAGGCCTACAAGAAGCTCAAGGGTGGCAGCCAGAACCTGAACGACCTGCTGCAGAACACACTGCTGAACTTCAACCACCTGCTGCAGGCCAGCCTTAGAAACCAAGCCGCTGCGCAGGCCGTCGAGAATGCCGAGCAATTGGGTATCGCGCAGCCGGTGAATGAGGCCGCGCGGGACAAGAAGGCCAGCACCTTCGTCCTGAAGGCCGGCGAAAAGCAGTGGTACAACATCAGCGATCCGCTGGTTTTCGAGGCGCTGAATTCGCTCAGCGATGCGGGGCTGAACAACACCGCAGTGCGGGCGATGAGCTTCTTCAAGCGCCTGTTCACCAACATGACCACGGTGACGCCGCAGTTCATCATCGCCAACCTGCTGCGCGACTCAATGTCCGCCACAGCTACCTCGCCGGTGAGCAAGAACTTTCTGAAGAACATCGCGGTCGGCGGGAGCAGCTGGACCGATGCCCGCAAGCGGGCACGCATGCTTGCCAGCGGCGGCGCCTTCAGCTTCGGCCACATCTATAGCAACGACCCGGACGAGGTTAAGGCGCACATCACCCGCAACCTGCGTAGCGCCAAGCTGATCGACGGGCCAAAGGTCGTGCCGCAAGCGCTCCAGGCTGGCTGGAACGCATGGAACGCTGTGGCTAACACGGCGGAAAACGCCAACCGAGCCGCTATCTTTGAGCAGAACGAGCAGGGCAGCGGCAAACTTGCTGCCGCCTTCGAGGCCCGCGACTTGATGGACTTCTCGATGCACGGCGCCTGGCCGGCGGTTCGCTTTTTGATCCGCGTGGTGCCGTTCCTCAATGCACGCCTGCAAGGCTTGGATAAGCTGTATCGAGCAGGCGTTAAGCCATCGCTGTTAACCGCGTTCGGCCAGGGCAATGCCTCTGACAAGCAAGCGGCAGCGCGATTCATGACTGTCGCGGGTGCGCTATCCATGGCGAGCATGGCGCTCATGCTGGTGAACAACGACGACGAGGAATACCGCAAGCTCGAGGAATGGCAGAAGGATACCTACTGGTTCGTCCGCGTAGGTGGCAAGGCCTTCTTCATCCCTAAGCCGTTCGAGGTCGGCGCGATCGCCACCATGGCCGAGCGCTTACTGCAGCAGGCCATTGACGACAAGGCCACCGGCAAGCTGTTCGCGCAGCGCCTGGGTCACACCCTGACGCAAACCTTCTCGTTCTCGCCGGTACCGCATATGTTCCAGCCGGTGCTGGACGTGTATTCGAATGTGGACGCCTTCACGGGTCGCCCGATCGAATCGACCGGCATGGATCGCCTGAGCAAGGGGTTGCGCACCCGGGCAACGACCACGGCCCCGGCGCGCGCGGCATCGGCCGTCAGCCGCGTGTTCGGTGATGAGTTCCCGCTGGCGGTGTCGCCGATCCAGGCAGACCACCTAATAGCGGGCTACCTGGGGCAGGTCGGCGCGTGGGGGGCAGGCATGGTCGATACGATGTGGCGCGCAGCCAATGGAGAAAGCCAGCCAGCAAAGCACTGGCACGAGTATCAGCCGATCCGTCGTTTCTACCGCGATCTGGACACGCCAGCGGCATACACCCGATACAGCACGATCTTCTATGAAGGTCTGCGCGAAGCGGGCAAGGCTTATGCCGACGTGAAGGAGCTACAGGAGCTTGGTCGCATGGACGAAGCGCGCGAGGTGATCCGCGAGAAGCGCGACGTGCTGGGGCTGCGCAAGCAGCTTAACCAGGTGCAGCGGCGCCTGTCAGCGATCAGTGGCCGTATGGATGCGGTGCGTCTGGGCGAGCTTGATGCTGACGCCAAGCGCCGGGAGCTGGATCGCCTGGTGACGATCAAGGGTCGCTTGACGGAGATGGCTGGCAAGCGGCTGGAGGATATGCGCGCGAAGCGCTGATCAGCGCCGGCGTCTGGGCTGGCCGGCATACAAGCCGGTCAGCACCAGGGCACCGAAGAGCAGGGCGGGCACGTTGATCAGCAGACCGATGAGCATTACGAACAGTGGAATACCCGCCAGGCTCACGGTCAGCCAGCCACCAGTTGTCTGCCATGCGCGCGGCATCTGCGTCATCACCAGCCCGCCGAGGACAAGGAAGCCGATGATGCCGCCGACGATCTCGGTCGCGCCCATCAGTAGCAGCCGTAGCTGGTGCAGGTCGACTGGTAGTAGTTGCCGTCGGAGTCGGTACCAGAGTTGTAGAGCGTGTCGCCGATCTTGGTAGTGGTCCCGTTCCAGCTATCGCCATCTGCGGAATAGCCGTCGTGATAGGTGGTGTTTCCGATCGTGTTGCTGTTCTGGCTCCAATGCGAGCCATCGGCGCTGTAGCCGTCAAGGTGCGTCGTGTTGCCGAACTTCTGGACGTTGTACGTGTTGCCACTGTCATCCGTGCAGCTCTTAAACGATCCGGTACCGAAACATCCGGCGACGGCCGATTGCGCCGCCAATGAAAGCGCGACAATTGCGAGAGTCCTTTTCATCGTTTGTCCCGTGACGTTGAGTTAACTTCGCAAGGGTAGATTCGGGGCTGGCAAAACGCCAGTCCCTAGGGTTTTAGGGTAAGGGGAAGTGGTGCCCAGAACGGGCGAGAGGGGGCGAAAAAGAGTGCTAAAACAGAAAAGCACACCTAGACAGTTCGCGGCCTGTAGAGCACCGTTTGATGTTCTGTTTTGGAACGCCAAACCAAGCGAGACGCCCGCGCGGCGATGGTTGTAATAGCGGATTGCAAATCCGTGTACGCCGGTTCGATTCCGACATCGGCCTCCAGTAATAAAGAAACCGCAGGCGAAAGCTTGCGGTTTTTTTTATGCGCCCAATTTGTAGCTCGCCAAACTTTCGCGTTATCTGATTAGCGTCATTGGCGAAACGTATCCGCTCTAACTCGGAACTGTGGCGGCTCGGGCGGTGACTGAAACATAGAGAGTCTGTTTAGGGGACGTCTATGTCAGATTTAATGAGCTACCTCGCAATTGCGCTTGCCGGCATCGTTATCGTGCTGGATCTGTTAGCAATCGTCAGTGTATTCAAAAGTGATCGAAGCGTAGGGGCGAAAGCACTATGGGCGCTGGGCATAGCTATCTTTCCGATACTTGGATTGGTGTTCTGGCTGATCGTCGGTGTTCGCCGTCGGCATTGA